AGCACGATTTCGAATTCAGACGCATCGGGCGGCAACACGATCGACGCGGCGGACAACTGCGTTGACAACGGCGGGAACGTGAACTGGGACTTTATCGCCGAAAGTTCTTCGTCGTCTTCGTCGTCGTCTTCAAGCTTGTCCAGCAGCAGCACATCGACGCGCAGTTCAAGTTCAACGTCATCTATCAGCAGCAGTTCGAGCACTTCGACACTGTCGTCGTCCAGTCTTTCATCGTCTTCATCGACATCGACGCAGTCGTCGTCAAGCAGCAGCTCGCTTTCGAGTTCAAGTTCGTCGTCAAGCAGCAGTTCATCGAGTACGTCGAGTCTTTCGAGTTCAAGTTCGTTGTCAAGCAGCAGCTTGTCAAGCCTGTCATCGTCATCGTCGGTCAGTTCAAGCAGTTCGCTGTCGTCCAGTTCGACAAGTACGCTGTCAAGCAGCAGCACGTCGTCGGTGTCGTCGCTGTCTTCTTCTTCAACACAGTCATCGTCGTCATCATCGTCGGTCAGTTCTTCATCGTCAGTGTCGTCAAGTTCGACATCTTCGGTGTCCAGTAGTTCGACGCTGTCATCGACATCTTCGGTGTCCAGCAGCAGCACAAGTTCGCTGTCATCGTCAAGTTCGTCGTCGGAATCAACGCAATCAGATTCGACAAGTACATCACTTTCGTCGGTTTCCAGCTTCAGCAGCAGCAGTTCGTCACAGACGAATTCAACTTCGTCTTCTTCAACTGCCTTCGATCCTGCTATCATCCCGAACACGGCGAAGTTCTTGACGGGGTACGCGACCACGAAGACAACGGTCACGTCCTTCAGTGCGAAGGCAGTCACCGGAAGGGATTCTTGAAATGGCGTTGTTCTGGTTGGGCGATCTTTCAACAGCATCTTCAGTGTCGACGGCTTCATCGTCGTCGCGATCAGTCAGTTCGTCATCGCAGTCGAACAGTACGTCATCGTCTTCAAAAAGCACGACAACGGGCATTCTGACTTCGACCGCAAGTTCAGTGTCCAGTTCCAGTGACAGCAGCACGCTGTCTTCAGGGTCTTCAGTGTCGACGTCATCGGTGTCGTCCAGTTCAACAAGTTCGGATTCGGTTTCAACGTCGTCACTTTCCAGCCTGTCGACTTCAAGCCAGTCAAGCAGCACGTCGTCGTACAGCACAAGTTCAACTGTCAGCAGTCCATCATCTGTCAGCACTTCATCTGTCAGCAGTTCCAGCACGTCGACGGCAAGCAGCGAATCGTCAACATCAACGCTGTCGACAGGATCGTCGGAAAGCACAAGCAGCAGCACACTGTCATCGTCTTCGATCAGCACATCGACGCTGTCGTCGTCAAGTTCAAGTCAGTCAGAATCGACCGTCAGCAGTTCGACGTCGTCGTATAGCACATCGTCAACGGAATCAGAATCATCATCGACATCTTCAGTCAGCAGTAGCACACTGTCGTCTTCCAGTTCGTCGCGAAGTTCAAGCAGCGGTTCGACCGAATCGTCGGCAAGCACGCTGTCGTCGTCAAGCACATCAACGGCTTCGTCGGAATCCAGTTCAAGCACAAGCACACTATCCAGTTCCAGCACATCAACGCTGTCTTCATCGTCACAGTCTTCGTCAGAATCATCGAAGTCAACAAGCAGCAGTTCGCAGTCGGCTTCGTCGTCCAGCACGTCAAGTCTTTCAAGCAGTTCGTCATCGTCGTCAAGTTCGCAGTCGACTTCAAGCAGCGGATCGTCAGTCAGCACGTCGACACTGTCATCGTCAACAAGCAGCGTGAACAGTTCATCATCGTCAAGCAGCTTGTCCAGTTCTTCGGAATCCAGTTCGACAAGTTCCAAGTCGACAAGCAGCACACAGTCGGAATCGTCTTCATCTTCGACGTCGACGCTTTCAAGTTCGTCGGTATCCAGCCTGTCAAGTTCAAGCACGTCGTCGATCAGCGATCAGACATCACTGTCGTCCGGATCATCGGTGTCAACAAGCAGTTCGACTTCGACGCTGTCGTCAAGTTCACAGTCAAGCAGTTCGACTTCAAGCCTGTCGTCACTGTCGACGTCAAGCACGATCAGCAGCAGTTCGACAAGTTCGTACAGCACAAGCAGCACACTGTCGTCATCGGTGTCAAGCAGTTCAAGTTCTTCGCCGATCGAAGCACCGAACAAGATCAGCTTCGGCGAAGCGAACAGCGATCGCATCGCACTTCCGGCAGCGAACGACGGCGACACGTACATCGTCGCACTTGTGGCACCGAACGCACCGGCGTCGACGCCTGCAGGCTGGACGCTTTCATACACGATGACGCCTTTCGTCACGGGCTTGTACGGTCGCGTGTACACAAGGGACTTCGTCACGGGCGACGAAGGCGACGAACCTGTCTTCGCATCATCGACGAACGCACGTCTGTTCGTGTGGGTGTACAGGAATGTCGGCAGCGTGACAGCAGACAACAATCACGATCAGGCGTCTGTCACGTTCCAGTCACCCGACGTCGCGGTCGATCACAGCTTCGCAGAAGTGATCCGGTGCGGCTTCGCGGAAGACGGCAACGGCATCACACTGACGGGTGGCGGCGATTCACAAGGCACGGCAACGTCGTATTCGTGGGTCGTTGAAGGCAGCAGCGACGCGAACCTGCAGTTCAATTCCGGCATCAGGACATTCACGAAGACAGCGGGCGACGATGCGTACGCGTGCACGATCGTGATCAATCCCGGCGTCGATGTCAGCAGCAGCACGTCGTCACAGACGAACAGCACATCTTCGACTTCGACATTGTCGTCAAGCAGCGTCAGTTCGCTGTCGCTGTCGTCGTCATCTGAATCTTCATCGAAATCAAGTTCAAGCGTGTCGTCCGGATCATCGGCGTCGACGTCATCACTGTCGTCAAGTTCAAGCCTGTCGTCGTCTTCGGTTTCAAGTCAGTCGTCTTCGTCGACATCAAGCCTGTCGTCACTGTCCAGTTCTTCGACTTCGTCGCTGTCCAGCCTTTCAAGTGTGTCGTCGTCAAGTTCATCAAGTTCGTCATCGCTTTCATCAAGTCATTCATCGTCGACGGCTTCGTCGTTGTCTTCCGGAAGCAGCTTGTCATCACTTTCAAGCCTGTCTTCGCAATCGTCGTTGTCATCGCTTTCAAGCTTGTCTTCGTCATCAACAAGCAGCTTGTCGTCTTCATCGTCGAATAGTTCATCTTCAACAAGCACGCAGTCGGCGGCAGAAAGCGAAAGCAGTAGTTCATCGGCAGACATTGCATTCAGGGACAGGTTCACGGATTCGAACGGTACATCACTTCCATCACACACGCCTGACATTGATATCAGCGGTAACGGCTGGACAAATGTAATCGAGACTACTGAAGTTCAGTCGAATCAAGCGACAGACGGCGGCGGTGCAGGAATCCCGCCTTGGAACAGGCTTGCGACAATGGACGTCGGCGAATCTGATGGAATTATCGTTGCCGACATCACGAAGGACACGGCAGATTCAACACCGGCGGGAATTGGCATTCGATATTCCAGCGGCAACGGCTTCGTGTGCGGTATCCGAAACACGTCATCAGCCGAATTCGTATTGACGGAAATCAGCGGCTTTTCAGAAACGGTTCGCGATTCAGCGGCAATCAGCGGTTGGTCAGCTTCGACGACATACGAAGTTCGCGTTGTCTTGCGGGGCACAAGCTTCGTGTGTGAATGCTACGAAGGCAGCACGCTTCGGGCGACGCTGGAACACACAAGCAGCGTGAATCAGTCGGCAACGGATCACGGGCTTCGATTGCCGGGAAATGGTTCAGCCGATAACTTCGAATTTTGGGCAATAAACACTGATAGTTCGCTCAGCAGTCAGTCATATTCTTCGTCTTCAAGTCAGACGAATGACAACAGCAGTTCATCTTCAGTGTCTTCAGCGTCATCGCTGTCGTCGCAGTCGGGCGGCATCGAACCGTTATAATAGGGCTTTACTTTCAAGCACGGTTCGCCGTATATTTTGAACCGTACGAACCGTACAATCGCAACTACGCACGAAAGGATTCACTGTGCCGTCAACATCATCACTGTCGTCATCGACACAATCGAACAGCAGCAGTTCGTCACGGACACTGTCAAGTTCATCGTCAATATCGTCTTCGCTGTCGTCTTCGAAGTCATCTTCTTCGACAAGTTCTGTCAGAAGTTCGTCTTCGTCCAGCGAATCAAGTTCACAATCGACGTCGTCTGTCACGAATTCAGAATCATCATCGACGTCATCGAACACAAGCAGCGTCACGTCGTCATCGTCGCAGTCACTTTCGACTTCTTCGGTGTCTTCGACTTCGCAATCGTCACAATCGCTGTCAAGCGGTTCATCGGCTTCAAGTCAATCGTCGTCGGTCAGTTCATCTTCAAGTTCAACGGCACGCGAATTTCAGCCGACTGATCTGACAGGCACGCAAGAACTTCATCCGTTCTATGATCTTCGCCGGTACACAATGGTCGGCGATGCAGGAATCGGCGAAGAAGTATCGACGGTCGCGGCACTGGACGGAAACAACTTCGCAGTGTCGGCAGCGAATCCGCCGATCAGGGGCGTCTTCAACGGGCGGGCGGGCATCCGGTGCGTCGGGAACGATCGTGCGGTCTTCACGCCTTCGATCGCGGCAACTGCAAGTCAAGCGACGTTCTTCATCGGGCTTCGCCTTGACAATCACTTCGAACTGAACGGCGGCGACACGAACGTCGTGTTCTTGTATCAGACAGATGCAGTGAACAGCGAAGGCTTGTCAATCAGCTTCGACGACAGCGATCAGACGTACATCGTCGCGTTCGGTCCAACATCAGAAGGCATTCGCATTCCGCAAAGAATGCTTGCGGGCGAAGTGCTTCTGACGATCGAATACGATTCAACGGTCACGAACATCGTGTCAGTCTGGATCAACGGCAACTTGTTCGACACAGTGTCGACGACGCAAGGTGCACTTGGCACAGACGCGAATGAAGCGTGCTTCGCGGCAGGTGCGTCGGGCGATAACACGTTCGGCTTCTTCTGTGCGTTCAATGCAGTGCTGACGGATTCACGACGGCAGGACGTCGAAGCGTGGCTTCTTGGGCGTGTGACGTCCTTGACGGCAACGACAGGTCGCTTCGGCGGTCGCGGGTATGCACTGAACCTTGATCACAAGTGGGACCACGGCGACGGCGACAGGATCGAATCAAGCGGATCAAGTTCTTCGTCTGGATCATCACGCACGGTGTCCAGTTCGTCACAGTCGACGGCGACATCAAGCCGATCGACGGCGTCATCGTCCAGCGAATCGACGATCTTGCTGTCGACATCGACCGATTCATCAAGTCAGTCGGCGTCATCACAGTCGTCGTCGTCAAGTTCGTCTTCAGGCGGATCGTCGGCTTCATCTGGATCATCGTCATCGACTTCGACGCAGACATCGGAAAGCAGCAGCAATTCTTCAAGCAGTTCGAAGAACAGCAGCAGCAGTTCGCATCACACAAGTTCGTCGCAGTCAGAATCGTCGCAGACGAACAGCACGTCATCTTCGAACAGCAGCAGCTTGACGAACAGCAGTTCGTCGTCAAGTGCGTCGACATCGTCGGCAAGCAGCTTGACGAACAGCAGCAGCAGTTCGCAAAGTGCGTCAAGCGTCAGCAGTTCAAGTTCCAGCACATAATGAAAGGATTCAATCGTGACAACTTTATTCAAAAATCGAACGACAGACGGGCAGTCGGCACAACACACGATCAGCCAAGACATCACAACGATCGTCGCGGGCAACGACGACGAAGTCGTGTGGGAACGATGCCGCCTTCACGCAGAAATCGAAACGAAAGCGGGCAGCGGCGAATTCGTAAGTGTTCAAGATTGGGACATGCGGGCACCGGGGGTGCGGAACGTCGTCACGAACGGGGCGGCAGGGCTGAAGCTTCGCGTTCACTTATTGGGAACGCAACTGACAGACGTCACGCCGAACATTTCAGTAGAAGCGAATTGACATGGGATATTCAAACGGAAACGGATCAATCGGAATATCGTCAAGCGGCAGGACTGAAGGCAGAACAATGTCGGGGCTTGCGAATGTCGCGGCGGCGTTGTCGAAGCAGTTCTTGGGCACGATCACGCACTTTCTGCCGGGGAACTGGACGCTTGGCACTGGTTGGGCTGTCTTCGGTCCGTCCGGTGCAGGTATCGACAAGGCGATTCACGGTTCGATTTCGAACGCAACGATGTCGGGCAGCGACGCGATCGTCTTGCAAGCGGGCGTCACATACGACGTCACAGTCGATCTTGCGATCGTGTCGGCAGGAACGATCACAATCAAGTCTGACGGAAGCGGCGATTCGATCGCAGTGATGTCGTCAGCGACAACACCGGGGCAGCAGCACGTCTTTCGCGGGTCGGTCGACACGACGGCTGAACTTCAGCTTCAGGCGTCAGCGGGCGGCATCGGCTTCATCAATTCAATTGCAATTCGGGAAACATAGGCGATGTCACTTCTGACAGTTTGGAACAATCGCGACAGCACAGTTCAGATCACAGTCTGTGATGAAGGCGGTGACGCGATCGTTCTTGCGGCAAACGACTATTTTCGCGTGAAGATCGGCGTCGAACAGAACGAACCGATTCTTGACATCAAGGCAGGCGTCGCAACGTCGAACGGTTCATCGTTCCCGAACACGAATCCGTTCGTCTTGACGCTGAAGCGTGCTGACATCGCGTTGCTGAATCGTGGCATCTGGAATCTTGAAGTGTCGCTTTTCGATGACAGTGCAGAACACTTCTACTTCGCACAAGACTTTCAACTTGAAGTGCGGGGTGCACAAGCCGGGGATATAACCTGATGCCGAACATCGTATCGAATGCCGAACTTCTTGTCGCGATGCTGAAGACATCGTCGATCACGCAGGCACATCAAGCTGTGATCACACTTTTTCACAGCCTTGCCGAAGACGCGATCAAGCAGCACTTGACGTACGATCCGACGTATCAGGATCACGTCGAAGTGTATCCGGTGCAGTCGTTCAGACAGGCGTCGACGCGTCTGCAGCTGAAGCATCTTCCGGTTCGGCGTGTCAGCGAAGTCATCATTGACACGGCGGCGTACGGCGGACAGGCGGCGAACGCGTTCACATCGACGAACGGTGCGGAAACGCTGACGGCGGGCGAAGACTACTTCGTGAAGTTCACGAACCTGCCTGCCAACATCGGCGGCACGAACGGACTGTCGACAAGCGACGGCTTCTGCAAGAACGGCATCCTGCAGGCGACGAACTGGAATTGGCCTTGCCAGCCGGGAAGCATCAAAGTCACGTACACGGCAGGGTACACGGAACAAGAACTGAACGGTCACGGTGCGTATCACACAGCCGGTCAGATCAAGAAGGCAACGCTTGACATGCTGATGTCAAACTTCAAGGAACTTGTCACGCAGGCGAACGCGATCAACAGCGGCAAGGCGGGCAACGTGTCGTCAGAACGGTTCGGCGATTATTCGTACACACTGGATTCGATGTCGACAGTCTTGACGTCCTTCGCGATGGTCGTTCCAGCATCGACGCACGCACAGCTTCAAGGGCACAAGAACTTCGGCGTATTGGGGCTGTGATCATGAAGGTAACATTTCATCGCGACGTTCTGAAGACAGCGGGCGGCGACGAACTGATGCTTGAACCGGAAAGTCAGCACGATCAAGTGCTTCTTCATCACATCGCAAAGTTCGCAGTCCTGAAGGGCATCAGCAAAGAACCGCACACGGGTCGGATCATGCAGGTTCGGATCGCAACTGCCAGCAACGGGAATCAATGATGACTGAAATCTGCTTCACATTCCCGCACGAATGTTCGATCTTGCGTCCGGAATACGGCGAAACGGAATACGGCGGCGACACAGAAAGTCGACCGGAAGTCGCGAAGAACATCGAATGCTTCGTTCAGAACATGAAGATCGGCGAAGTCACGCAGTGGGCGAAGCGGAAGCTTGATGTCGAAACGAAGATATATTTCAAGACAGAACCGAATCTTCGTGAAGGTGACTTCATTCTGATCACGCTGAATACGCAGGGCACATCGTACGTCGGGCAGCAGTTCAAGTTCATGGGCGTCGACGACGCGACGGCAGGGCACGGCATCGCGTGGAAGGCAGTCTGCAAGCGTGAAGCCGATCCAGTCGCACCGAATCCGCCCGAATAAGGCACCTAGAAGGCGTCAGATCGCACGAACGGCGGAAATGCGATACATTTGACGTCTTTGCAATTCAACGCGATACAGGGCGAATATGAAGGTCACATGCAACACAGTCGGCGAATTCATTCAGAACCTTGACGATGACAAGGCACACATTGACGAATGCTGGATTCGGATCGACGAATTCAATGCTTCCGACAAGAATGACATCGACTGGAATGTCGCAGTGTGGCTGACGTGCGTTGTGAAGCGTCCTGAAGTGCCGTACATCTTGGAATTCGGCAAGGTCGTCGGCATGAATATCGAACAGGGAAGCGATCCGACTGACGCAGGAACGGTCGCAGCGGCAGCGATCGTCGAAGAAATCGAATCGGCATGTGCCGGTCTTGTGATCAAGACGCGTCAAGGGAAGGTCGAATTCTAATCATGGCAACACCGGAACAGGCGACACGGGCGTACACGAACCGACTAGGACGCGTCAGCGGTCGCATTCAGTGGTTCGATCAGCAAGTCATGAACGGCATTCGCATCAGCATGTCCGGTCGTCTGGACATGACAGCACAGCTTCTTCGTGACAAGATGGTCGCGAACGTCAGCCTGTCGGTGATCAAGAACGATGCAGGCACAGTCATTCAGCGGTCGGTTCGCGGCAAATTCCCGCGTGCGGAAACGACGCATCTGATGAAAACGCTATTTTGGGACAGACGCGGGCAACTGACGCGGATCGTCGGGACGCCCCTTGATTATGGCTTGTATCTTGAAGTGTCGCTTGATCGAAGCTTTCTTCGGCGGACACTTCAAGAAGAACGACGGTTCGTCGAACGTATGCTGACAAGAAGGATCAACTGACATGGCACTTGAAGGAATCGTACAAGTCACGAAAGGAATCTTCGCACGCCTGAAGCGTGACGGTGTCGCGGACGCGATCAAGGCGAAGCACTGGTCGAATCAGGTCGGCGATCCTTCGAAGAAGCGGGCGATCTGGAAGAACCGTGCGGCGGCAGGCACGCAGTCACCGTATGTCGTGTACGGCGTGCTGACAGACACGCTGATCAGTCAGTCAACAGGACCAGGCAAGGCGACAACGCTTGCGGGGCAGCTTGTCGCGGGTGCGGATCAGGCGGTTCAGCTACGGCAAGCACAGATTCAGTTCATGTGCTACACGAAAAAAGACGGCGGAAAAGACGAAACTGCTGCCATATTCGCAGCAGAAACAGTCGACGCGGCGATGACGAACGGCAAATTGTGCTTTTCTGAAGGCACGCGGTTCGTTACACTTACACGTCAACCGGACATCGAAGCAAGCGACGACGATGAAAATGTTGTGATCGGTCTGCAGTATCAGATCGACTATGAACACATCATCAACATGTCGCGGCAGCTTGCATAGAACGCAACGTACGGAAGGATTCACATAATGGCATCACGGACAGTCACCGGAAAAGTGCAGCTTCAGCTTCAAGCTGATCTGACAAACAATCTTGACAACACGGGCAAGGTCACGACTTCACAAGTCGGGAACACGCAGTTCATCGCAGACACATTCGCGACGTCGGGCGTACAGTCCGGTGAAATGAATCGGGCTTGGGAATCGACCGACATCGAAATCAGTTCAGGCGGAAACAAGGAAATCAATCTGAACGATTTCACAGCGGAAGACATCGGCACCGGACTAGGCGATGACGCAGTCGGTATCGCGATGGATTTGCAGGAAATTGTGATGATCGCGATCCGGAACGATTCGGTCGCACTAGGCGGCGGCGGCGGCGGTCCGTTTCTGGAAATCGAACCTTCAGCGGCTTCAGGCTGGACGCCTATCGGAACACACACGGTCGCGAACGGCGGTGCGATCGGTCCCGGTGGCGTGATGCTGAAGTACAGTCCCGGCGAAGGCGGCTTCGACATTCAACCGGGAACAAGCGAATCAATCAAGCTGACGGCGAACGGCGGCGACGTCGAAGCGACAGTTCTGATCTTTGGACGAAACGACGATGACGACAGTTCTTCAACGTCGTCAGCATCATCTTTATCTTCAAGTTCTTCTTCGGTCAGCAGTTCGTCGGTCAGTAGTTCGATCAGCAGCAGCTTGTCCAGTTCATCATCATCTTAACCTTCACCGGAACGCGGCGACGCGGTACGATTAGAAACACGCAACACACACGAAAGGATTCACAATGACAACGAATTCAACATCAGCACGATCGGGTGCTGAAGGAAAAGTCGTCGTCGCCGGTCAACTTATTGCACGGATCACGGCATTCAACATCAGCGAATCAGTCGGTGAAACGGCATGGGGCGACAGCGATTCAGGCGGCTTCACGAATCGGAAGGCAGGACGTCGCGATGCGACAATGTCGTTCGAAGGCAAGTTCGACACTGACAGCAAGGTGTACAACTTGATGCGGGTCGGCGACAACGTCAAGCTTGTGCTGTGGGAATCATCGACTGATTCTGACTATTGGGTCTTTCCTTGCGTCCTGATTCAGTCGTTTTCGATCGACGTCAATCCGGACACGAAAGAAGTCATCACATGGTCGGCGACGGCGGGCACAGATGGCATCTATTACTATCCCGGCGAAAGTGGTGCACCGTCAGAAACGTTGCCTAGTTAGTCGACAAGTCGGAGATCAACGATATACTGAAGCCCGTGCAACTACATGTGCGGGCTTTTTTTTGTTGGAAGGACAGGCGATGTCGCGGAATGCAAGGATCAAAAGAAAACGGGAAATTCAAGCGAAGCGTGACAAGGAACGCGAAGCTGAATTGCAGCAGCAACGTGACGCGGCAGAAGATTCGCAGGACGATCTTCAGCAAGCAACGGTCACACGCAAGGGAACGATGCACTGTGACGAACTAGGCGGCGAACTGAAGTTCACTGCACTGTCGATCGCGGAACAGGGCGAAATCAAAGGCGAAGCCTTGCGGTACTTCCGGAAGGATCAACTGAAGGCGAAGATCGACGAACTGAACGTCTTGCAGGATTCAGAACTGATCACGAAGGAACAGTTCGACAAGGAACTTCAGGACGCACGCGACGAAGTTCGGGTGTACAGCTTCGACGACATGCCGAAGATGCTTGTCGAATACGAACGCGGCGGACAGCAGAAGAAGGAACGCGTCGAATACGAACGCTGGTTCATGGCGACGACGACTGACGGACAGATCACAGCGGTGCACGTTTCGCTTCGCACACATCATCCGGACATCACACGTCGGAAGCTTGAAGCTGTCATGTCGAAAGACCCTGACTTTTTCATCGAAGCAGCGGACGTCATTCAGGACATCACGAACAGTCTAATCGCAAAAAAATCGCGTCGACGTCGACGGTAGGTCAATCGTCGTCGACTGGTCGTCTTCCGAATTGGCCTTACATCATTCGCAAGCTGTGTCTTGCCTATCCCGGCACGACGCCGAAAGATTATGAACAACTGACACGCGATCAACTGTACATCATGATGCTTCCGGAAGAAGTTCTGAAGCGTCTTGAACGACGGCAGACGATGTCAGTGAATTCAGCGATCGCGAAGCAGATCATTCCAGACGATCGCAAACTTCTAGGCGGCTTCCGGTCGCTGGCAGAAATGCTGAACGCACAAGAAAAGGAAAGAAAAAAGACGTCGCCGAAGCAGCGAAGACAGAAGCGACGTGAATTGCAGTTGCAGGAACAGGCGAAAAGAAGCAACAATACCGAAGCTGCAGCAACTACGGAAACGGACAATTAGCAAGGACGTGAAAGATTAAACAAGCAAGCAAGGTGATGACATGCAGCGGAAAGTCAAGTTCTGCAAAACATGCAGGCGACGCGTCGAAGCGATCGCGAATGATCCGATCGGGTGCGGTCCGTTGGTCTTGGGTGTCCTGTTCTGCATCGTCACGGCAGGCTTCGGTTTGATCCTGTTCTTGCCGTGGTGCTTATACGTCGCGTTCAAGCCGACAAAATTCAACTGTCAACAATGCGGGAATTAAAATGAAAGATTCACACGGCGATCGGAAGCGTCACGGTCGTGACACGAATCCAGCGTTGAAGCTGTCGCAGGATGATGTCGATCACATTCGTGAAATGCGATCAAGCGGGCAGCGATGCACAGACATTGCCAAGCTGTTCGGAATCCGTGCACCGTACGTGTCTGAACTGACGAAGGGACGCAAGTCAGAAAACCTCGTCGCTGTATAGGAACAGTTTTTTTCAAGGATGGTGAATCATGGCACGGGGTCAAAAAATTGCTACCGCGTTCCTTGAATTGGGCGTCGACGATCGACGTCTGGATCAGGACATGCAGAAGACGAAGAAGCAAGTCAACAAAGGCTTCGGCGATCTGGCACAAGCGGCAGCTTCCGGATTCGCGGCGTTCGGCTTGGGTCGATTCCTGAACTTTGGCATCGAAGCGAACAAGCAGTTCGAAAAGGCAAAGATCGGCTTCGAAGTTCTGACAGGTTCAGTCGAACAAGGCAACAAGTCATTCGAAGCGTTGCGGACGTTCAGCGAAACGACGCCTTTCAGTTTTGATCAAGTGTCCGTCGCAGGCAAGGCACTTCTTGCATCAGGTGTCGCAGCGGATCAACTGACAAGCAAGCTGCAGTTCTTGGGCGACGCAGCAGCGGCAGTCGATGGCAACGTCGTCGAACTGACACGCATCTTCACGAAGATTAGGAATCAAGGAAAGCTGACAGGTGAAACCTTCGAACAGTTGACGAATCAGAACATCAACTTGATGCCAGTGCTTCAGAAGCAACTAGGCAAGACCGCCGATGAAATCCTGAAGATGCGTGCGGCGGGCACAATCACAGCAGTCGAAGTCGAAGCCGCGTTCAGGGAAATGAACGGGGCAGGCGGCATGTTCGAAGGCGGAATGCTGAAGCTGTCTGAATCGGTCGCGGGCAAGCTGTCGACGTTGGGCGACAAGTTCAAAGGCTTCGCGGCAGACTTGACAGAAGTCTTGATGCCAGTGCTGAAGGGACTGATCGACGTCGCGATCAACTTGCTTGACGCGTTCAGTGCACTGTCACCGCAAATGAAAAAGATCGTCGGAATTATGGTGACGTTGGCACCGGCGATCATGGGTGTCGTCACAGCGTTCAAGCTGATGAAGCTTGCGGGCATCGGTGCGGCGGTCGGAATCCGTGCAGCACTGGCAGCGACGGGCATCGGAATCATTCTGCCGTTGATAGGCTTCGTGATTTCGAAGTTCCTTCAGCTAGGCGACACGGTCGAATTCAACGTGAAGCCGATCCTTGAAAAGCTTCAAGAACCGATCAAGAAACTGAAGCGGGCATGGGAAGTCGCATGGGAAGCGATCAACACGATCGTGCGAACTGTCGTCGACACAGTCAAGAAGCTGTTCGGTTCGTTATTCGAAGCGATCGGTGTCAACATCAACGACATCAAAGAAGGCTTCATCGGCTTCGTCGAATTCGGCATCGCCCTGATCGCGGAATTCGTTCTGAACGTCGCGGAATGGTTTCACGTCATCGTTCACAATTGGGACTTGACGATGCAACTGATGTCGGACGCGTGGTCGTTCATGTGGTCGGCATTGGGCGACATCATTCGGAACTTCATTCCGGCAGCGTGGGAACTGATCAAGGGCTTCGCGATGTCGATCGTCGAAGTGTTCAAGTCAATACCGGCAGCGATCAAGGAAATCTTCACGGGCGGCGGACTGGCAGGTGCGATCGACGAACTGTTCGCGGACGCATCGGCGAAGATGGCAGCATCATCAGCGAAGGCGTTCAGCCGTCTGCTTGAACCGTCTGCAGAAACACGACGCCTTGCGTTGCAGATGTCGGGCACGCTGGCGAAGATGCGGAACGAAAAGAAGAAGCTTGAAGCCGAACGAGAAAAGGCAGAAGAAGTCATCGAAGACGCGGAAACGCCGCCGCCGCCTGACGAAGTCGACGACGAAGAAAAGAAGGTCAAGAAAGAAATCGAAATCAAGTTCGGCAGGACAGGGCTTCAGGATTTCACGGGCGAAGTGCAAGACATGTTCTTGAAGAATGAAGCCGACGACAAGCAAGCGAAGATCGTTGATCTGAATCAGGCACAAGTCGACATTCAGGATGAAGCACTAGGCGTGAACAAGGAAATCCGCGACGAACTAAAAGGTGCGGCGGTCATCAAGGTTGCAGGACAATAATCATGGCAAGCGATTCGGTTTCTTTCGATCGGTCAGCGTCCGGCATCCCGTACACGTTGCGTGAAGGGTATCCGACGTTCAGCTTCAGCGATGAATCGAACACGGCGAAAGAACAATACATCATTCACAAGTTCAACATGTCGGCATTCCACTTGATCAGTATGCCGCCGCCGATCGTCTTCGGTGACAACGTGATCGTGCCGCCGCGAAGACCGTTGCCGGGAACACTGGCACTTGTCACGAAGTCGCTTGACTTCAGTCCGTTGAAGCAAGACCTGCCGCAAGACCCTTTCAATCTGTTCGGCGAATACGGATACGACAACGACTACATGGTCGTCGACATTTCGTATGAAACGAATGCGATCAACGAAGAAGAAGATGACACGCAAGACCCTATCACGTTCCTTGAAGTCGGCTTCGACACGACGGCGGAACTTCTGAAGGTGCCGGTGATGCGGACACACTTCGGCGAAGAAGAAACGGTCGCGGGTCAAGAAACGAACGCGGAAGACATCAATGTCGACAACGACATTCCGGCGACGATCGTCATTCCGACGACGACGTACACGCTGAACTGGAAGCTTGCACTGAATCCGAACTTCAAGCTGTTCAGATCACTGATCGGTCGCTTGAACAAACTGAAAGACCCTTTGTTCTTCGACGCACCGAAAGAAACAATTTTGTTTGCGGGCTTCAGCGGCAAGCGTTCGTTCTTGTGGCAGGACGACGGATCGACAACGGTCACGCCGTGGGACTTGAATTTCAAGTTCGTCGGCAAGCACGTCGAAGCTGACAACGTGGTCGACGCAGCGGTCGCAGGCTGGAATCATGTGTATCGTCCGTCAACTGGAAAATGGGAACGCATCGTGCGGGCTAACGGTTCATTCTTGTACGACACAACGTCGACTTGGGAACAGATGTTTCGAAGTGGTGGATTAGGACCGTAAACCGTGGCAGACTTCCAAGACAATTATCAGGCATCGGCAGAATACGTCGTCACGGGCGACTTGCTGAACCGTCATGCACGCAACGCGAATCGACCGGGACTGATTGACAGTGCATCGCATGGATCGAAAAGCTTCGGTTCACAGGCGGTGCCTTCCGACAATCCGATCACGTCGACAGGTCAGATCGGCATCGTTGAACTGATCACCAACGATCGCGATAACATTCGAAATTCGAACGGTGATCTTCTGACGGGTCGCGATGCACGCGATCAGCCGTTGTCCGATTGGGAATTTCGCAACAAGTGGTACGTGCGTTTCGTTTACATGGAAAACGACACGCCGAAAGTCGCGAACTTCTACATGTCACTGAACAGTTCACTGTACGCGTTCAGCGATCGGTCGGCATCCGGTGTCAACGAAGGCGAATACGGACAGGGCAGACGGAACGAAGGCATGTTGCCGTTGTTCGCACCGGGCGACAAGATTCCTTGCATCTACTATCCGCAACAATCTTCACTTGTTCCGCTTGTCGGTCCGCCGGAAGAAGTCACGTACTATGATTTCGGAACAGGTTCGAAGTATCTAGGGCAAACGATATACAAGCATCAAGACCTAGAAGGCTTGGGTGAAATCGCTGCCCGTCTTGAATGGTACGATCCAGACGCGAAGAAGTGGTACTTCTATCGCGATCGAATCATTCACATGCCGAAGAACGCATTCGGCGATCGTCCGTCGTCATTCACGCTGACGTCGAAGATGTCGATCTTGATGAAGGACGATGTTCAATTTCGGATCATGGTCGCACAGTCGACTGAACAGGACGAAAAAGAATACGAAGTCGCATTTTGGGGATGCAACGTCAAGGCACTTGGGCGGCACTGGCGAACGAATCCGACGCTGTTTCCGTTTCAGAATCCGAACGTGCTGTACGATTATCTGATCAGCTACGAAGCGGACGAAAACAGAACTGAATCGGCGGGCACGTGGACACAGCTAGGCGGTCAGAAAGGCATCGCGAACACAAAGGCACGGTATCGCGACACGCCGGGAATCAAGAACGTCGGCAGCAACATGACGTTCAGCATCGACAAGCCGCGTCGGATTCGATGGAACTGGACATGCGAAGTCACTTTTCAGTTGACAGTCACATCGTCGGACACGGCAAGCAGTCAGTCACACAGCACGTCGTCGGCACAGTCTTCAATTTCATCGCGGTCGGCATCGTCGCAGGGCTTTTCATCCAGTTCGACGAAGGAACAGTCGTCATCGTATTCGGGCAGCTTGTCGTTCACGTCGGACGGGTACACGTCTTCGACAGCGATGATGACAACAAGTTCGACGGCAGCGTTGACAACGTCTTCGACGCAGGCGTTGACAACGTCATCGACACAAGCGATGACGACGTCAAGCACGCAGGCACAGTCATCGTCACAGCTTCAGACGACATCTTCGACAGCGATGATGACAACAAGTTCGACGGCAGCGATGACAACGTCTTCGACGCAACGCTTCAGCACGTCGGGCACTGGATCATCGTCAACGGAATCATGGTGTTGTATCACGGTTGTCACGGACATCAGGTGCAACGATGACGGCACGATCGCGGAAGTCTGCAAGACGCGTATCTGCTGGCCGCGATACGTCGCGACGGTCAAGCCGGGCAGCGGAACAGACGGCGACGGTCAAGTCGTTGTCGACGACGGATGCAAAATCTTTCCGGAAGAATGCACGCCGTGCGAAGGACAGGGCACAACGTCCGGCACGACAGGCGGACAGACGACGTCTTCAAGTCAGTCTGCGTCTTCTGTATCATCACTGTCATCTTCGACGATGGGCGAAACAACGTCAGAAGGCTTTTCGACGGGCATGATGTCAACGTCATCACAATCAGGCGGCTTCAGTTGCACGGACGGCTTCGGCAACGAATTCCCATGTCAGACAGCTGCGCGGTAAACAATGAAGAAGCATCCTGAAAATCCTGCCGCCGAATTCTTGACTGACAAAGAATTGAACGACGCGATGACAGGTCCGGAACTGACGCCGCGACAGAAGCGTCAGCAGCGTCGCGAACAACGCAAGGCACGGCTTGCACGCAAGGCGAAGATCGCAGCGATCAACGAAGGGCAGCGGGCGGCGATCGGTCCGGAATACGTCAACAGCGATTCACTGATCGTGTACGACAGCAACAAACAGCCGACGCCTGTCTTGCACGACTTCTTCCGTCCAGTCTTCGACAAGGTGCGTGCGGGCTTCTTGTGCTGTGGCGGTCCGTCGTATCGGAAGATGAACACGGCGATGCTGAACCTTCCCGGCGTCGGGACGGTCGGCGTGAACAACACGGCACGCGATCTGAACTGCGACTTCGCGGTCTTCAGCGATCCGGCTGAAAAATTTCATCACGGCATCATGCTTGATCACAAGGTATGCAAGTTCGTTCCTGAACCGCGACTGAAGGATCACTTTCGCGTGAAGCATCAGAACAAATGGCATCGTGTGCCGTTCAGGGTGCGGGACTGTCCGAACACGTTCGGCTTCAAGCGGAATCAGAACTTCAATCCGGAAACGTTTCTGACAGAAGATTCGGCATGTTGGGGCGTCGACAAGAAGGCGTTGACGAAGCGGGGCAACAAGCACGAAAAGATGCTGAACACTTTCTTTCTAGGTCTTCGCGTCTGTCACTATTTGGGAATCAGGCGGCTGTACTTGTTGGGCGTCGACTTCAACATGTCACGCGGCAGCGAATACGCGTTCGCACCGATCAGCGGGAACGAAGGACGTCACGTCACGAACAAGAATTCATATCGCATCGCGACGTCATGGTGTCGGATGCTGAAGCCGTACTTCGACGCGGCAGGGTTCGAAGTTTACAACTGCAATCCTGAAAGCCGTCTTGATGTCTTTCCGCACGTGCCGTTCGACTATGCGATCAAGGACGCGATCGGAAGTTGCCCGCAAGAACCGTGGGATTTTGTGTGCTGGTACGACAAGGTCGACACAGATGACGGCTGGACAGCACGACAGACAAGCCGGGCGTCAACTGACGTGTCGCCATGACTTGCGGTTCTTGATCTTCCAGACCTGCCCGAAGCTGATGTCGTATTCGCTGGCGATCGCCTGAAGCGTTCTGTCGTCCTGTCTAATCGCACGAACGATATCTTCTGTGATCTTTGCCGTGTGTGTGGCTTCGCCGTGCACATGACGCATCCGGTCACGTGACTGCTTATTGTTTTCAGCGGGCGACTGCCATACAAGATTGTCAAGGCGATTGTTCTTCACGTCGTCGTTGCGGTGTCCGGCGTGGTGCATGCTAGTCGGCGGCGGTCCGACAAAGTAACGTAAGACTAGGCGATGAACCTTGCGAAGCTTCCCGTTTATATTCACGAAGCTGTATCCGTCACGATCAGTTCCCGGCGACAGTTCCTTATGATACCTGTCGAAGTCGCGGGTGAAGTATCGAAAGCCGCGACCGGTTTTGACACGAACCTTTTCCTTCGTCGTGTACACACGACCGGATGTGCTGACAAAGTATCCTGTTTCAACTGGACGGACTTCGTCGCCGTGATTATCATACTGCATGGAAAGACGCCTTCTTCGGTGGTACTGGTTTTAGCGAACGGTTCATTGTTGCGGGCGTCTTTTCAGTTGACAAGGTCGGTCAGCCAGTCTATCCTTTGAATTAACTTCTTGGGCATTCTGCCCGAAAAGTTGTCCTTTGAAGGTCACTTCTTTGATGTGGCTTTCATTGTGATCAGTTGCATTCGGGTGGACGTCGTCAACGTTCACCCTTTTTTTATGCCTGCAGGTGATCAAGGGCTTCATCAATTTCAGTCAACGGTTGCCATTGGGTGAAGGCAAGTCGGCACAGCCAGTCACGACAGCCGTCAAGCGTTGTCTGTTCAAGATCATCAAGGCGATGCACGCTGCAGGGTCGGGCGAACGAAGCAGGGTTCAGGGTCACAGCCGGTACGCCTGCAAGGATGCCGTCGATCGCGGTTGAACTGGAATGCGACACGGTGCAGAAGGTTCGATCGAAGAACTTGCGTGCGGGACCGTTTACGATCTGAATGCCGCGATGCCTGCAGAACTTCGTGACGACATCGGCAGTCTTCGCGGTGTACGGGTGCCTGACGGCGAAGACCGGACGATCAGTGATCCGGACCAGGTGCGTCAGATCGTAGATCGCAGCAGTTTCGACGTCGACGCCTTGCAGTGACGTATCTCCCGGCGATTGCAGGGCGTACAAGACGCTGTCGCCGTCTGAACGGGCTTCCGACATGAATTCATGCACATTCGTCAGAATGGACGTCAGACGGGCGTCTGTGGCTTCAGGCGGGATAACGAAGCCGCCGCGATGCAGGGTTGAAGAATTGAAGATTCCGATACTGAAGTACGGTTCGACGCGGTCACATTGTTCGAAGTGGTCGCGACCGATCACCGGCGTTTCGCAACTGATGATCGTTTTCCCTGAATCAATCAGGTCAAGCCATTTCGACATAGCTTGCACCGATCCGTTCTTCGCGTGGAAGTTGCCCCACACAATCGACATCGTGTCAGATTCGAATCGTTCCTTCAGCTTCCGGACGTATCGGTGACACGGGTGCGACTTTCGCTTCTTCGGCATCAGAAGTTCCGATCGGACAACGGGATGACAGAAAAAGGCCACACGTGAAGAAGTTCGCGAAGGTATGCGGCTTCAGCTTCGGTGCGGGCTGGCAAGTAAAGCAGCGGCAGTCGGTATGACTTGAATCGTTCTGCGACCTGCAGTGCCTTTCGCGGGTCTTCGCAGTACAGCTTCCAGTCGTGATTGCCGCGAAGTGCGGTCTTCCAGCGTCCCGGCGTTTCAGGCAGTCCATTGATCAGGGCTTGAACTTCCGGCGATGAACAGAAGCGACCGGGGAAGATGTCTGTCGCGATCTTCGCGTCGTCGGCAGTGCCGCCGATCACGACAGCACGGAAGATCGGTGAACTGTGAAGCAGATGTTCGCTGAACTGCCTGATCAGCTTCCGCTTCAAGATGCGTCGTTCGGTTCGCCTGAAGTCGCTGATCCGCCTTCGTGCTTTCGCGTACGACGAATTCGGTCGCGTGTTCAGATGGTCGATGATGCTGTGACAACATGCGATTCGGTGAATGCCGCGTTCCTGAATGTGAAGATAGAATTCATAGTGTTCAGCAAGTTCAAGTTGTTCGTTCCATTTATACTTCCGAAGATCGGCAGTTCTGAAAAGCCCGTAATTGTAGATCAAGGAACAGACGATGAACGCGTCGCCTTCAGCGGTGGTCTGTCGATCGACGGCGTCTTCGATCACGATGAATTCTTGCGTCTTGCGATACTGTGCGGCGATGCAGCGTGTGCCGTTCTTGGGTTCGAAGATGGCACCGCCGACGCCTAAGATGTCGGAACGTTGTTCAAGGATTCGACGCATCGCGGCGATGTTGGTGTCGGGACGAAGCCGCATGTCTTCTTCTAGTAAAAATGCGTACTTTGTTTTGCAGCGTGCGACAAGCCTGTTCCGCCCCTTGGACACATTGCCTTCAGTGTCTTCAGTGTCGATGATCGCATTCGGAAAGTGGTTTCGAATGGAATTTATGCATTCAATGAGGTCTTGCGGACGAAGATAGTGTGTTATGATAAAGGTCGTGTCGTCCATGAATCCAAACTTTTTGCAGTTGTCTGATGAATCAATATGATGTGTACAACGATGAAGTGCGTCCAGTGCGATACAACAAAGAACGGCTTCGTGGTTGTTTTGTTTCGACATCGGGGCGTGTGTACACAACACGAAAGATCGAAAGTCGCGGGTGCAAGGGCTCAAGTATAACATCAAGCCTTTCTGCGAGTATCACAAAGAGCTGGGTGGTGTCGTATGTCACGGGTATGTTCGATTCATGCTTCTTGTCGACGGCATCAAGCGATCGTTCAGGCTGTCACGAATGATCCTGTCGACTTTCGATCGTGCACCGAATAACGGTGAAGAAGCGGGGCATCTTGACGATGATCCGACGCACGGCTTCGTGTGATTCCAGCATCGCGAAGATGTCGTTGAAGGATGACGCAAGAAGCGATTCAGTGAAACCGGCAAGATGCACGTCAATCAGCACGTGCCCTTCAGGGGCTTCAGAAGCGTTGCTGACGCACAGTTCGGCTGTGCGGGGTGTCATTTGACGCCGGGACTGTCCGGACGCGTCAGAAGCCCATTTCAGGACGTCGGTAGGGCAATAAGGGCAGCGAACAGGGCAGGACGGCAGCAGTGAAAGTTCGATCGCACGATGTGCTGTCATGGCAGTGCTTGCATTTTAGGAAGGACGGCAGTTGCAAGCACAAGGTGTCCAGTTCAGGAAATCAGTCAGGAACGTCGAATTCGCGTGACTTCAGGGCTTGCCTCACATCCGTGATGATCTGCGATCGCGGTGCGGCTGGCAAGTCATCCGGCTGAACAAGCTGATCCGTCAGCATCGACACGACGATGCGGTGCCCGACGTCGGCGTGATCGTGCACCATCAATCCGAAGATGTTCAGCTTCACATCAGGAATCTTGATCTTCATGTTCATGTTCAGTCTTTCAAAAAAAGGGACAGGCGGCAGATTAGACGCCGCCCGTCCCGAACGCAACAACACACAGCGGACAACTGCGTGATCGGTCATGCCACATCAAACGCGGTGCACAGCTTCCGGGACTGCTTCATCGCGTCGCCGTTGATCAGGTCGACGGCAAGCCGTGCACCGATCTTCGACAGGGCATCATACGTATCCGTCATCGTATGGATCGTGCGATTCACACAGTTCTTCGTCGAATTCGATCGTGCCGTCTTCAAGGTGCTGATTAACCGATTGAACATACGGGTCATTCGGGTCATCAAGGTTGATCACAATTTCATTGTCGTCGGCGTCGCATGCGTCGATGCTTGTGATGTTGACTGAAGTGACTTCACATTCAGTGTGCGGGGGCGTCCAGCGACAGCCGGGGTCATGATGAATGTCGGCTTCGACTTCAAGTTCGATGCTGACAAGGTTGCCGTCGTACATCTGAACTTCGTCGCGGTGAATCGTTGCTTGTGTCATTGTGTTGTCCTTTTCGTGCGTTGCATTGTGGGCGACGTTGCCGCCGCCCGTTGAACCGGTGTTCGATTATAGGCTGAACACGGTGCCGTAAGAAAGCCTGAAAAAGTTTGCAGACTTGGAAACAGCGGGGAAAAAGCTATATTGGCGGGCACGCAACGCAACTTAAATCAAGGACAATCTTCATGTCAAACGACTGGCAGAAGCAAGGATATAGCGAATTCATCGCAAGGACGCTGAACCGATTAAACAAACTTGATCCGGCGAAGGTCGAAAAAAAGCTATGGGGTGCGGCGGTTGCTGTTGGTCGCACAACGTACGGGCAGATGTCACTTGCAATCATTGACAAGGGCGGCTTCTGTTCCCGGCATTATCACAATCAGAAAGTGAACACGTTCATCGTCGATGAAGGTATCTTGCTTGTTCATGTCTGGACTGATCCAATGGATTGCGACACGCGTGAACCGGACATCACGCATGAAGTCAAGTCGGGCGAAGCGTTGACGATACCGATCAACGTCATTCATGAAATGGAAGGCAAGACCGACTGTATTGTGATGGAAGCGTATCACACTTGTGTCCCGTGTCACAAAGTTTGTCTGAAGGACATTCATCGCTTCACCACCGGCGGACTAAAGCCTTCGCCATGACTTACGCTTGATGACACGTCGAACTGTCGAGTTGTGAACGCCGTATTTAGCTGCAAGAACGTCGATTGATTGACGGCTTCGGCGGATAGCAAGAACATCTGATACAGTCAGCTTAACTTTCACGGCACGTCCTTTACGTTCACAGTCATCGACGTTGTCTTGATGGCTTCCCCAAAAAAGATTGCTGACATGACTGTTCATCGGATTATCATCGCGATGACACACACACGGCAGGTTGTTCGGGTTCGGAATGAAGGCTTTTGCGACAAGCCGATGAATATCAAGATTGTTGTTGCGTCCTTCGAATCGAAGATTAACTTTCGGATAAACCTGCCCGACAGTCGTCTTCAATTCCTTGTGGTACTTGTCGAAATCATACATCTTCCAAGCACAACCGAAACCTTCATTGCGTTTCGTGGAATAGACGCGACCGGATTCGCTGATAACATATCCGTCGAACAGTTTGACTTGTCGAACTTCGTCGCCGTGGCTATCATACCGTTTCATGAAAACGCCCTTCAGTGTGGAGAATGTAATGCTTCAACACATTGTCGGGCGATTTCTATTTGAAAGCAAGTCATGAACTTTCAGACCGATACGACGCTGGTCGTCGGCGTCGATAAAAAATACTTTCGTCAGCTTGCGGTCACGTTTCCGTTCTGGCTGAAGATGTGGCCGAAGCTTCGTGAAGTCCCGTGGGTCTTCTTCTATGATGGCGTGAACCCTGAACTGAAGTCAGCGATCGAACAGGTCATTGAAAGTCAGAAGCATTATGCCGACACGAAGGTGCAGGCGTGGCTTCCGCCTGATCGTGATCAGTACGAAGATCAACGCGATCGAATGCTGACGGCGTGGACACTGCTTCCGCCGTTGCTGGTCGACACGCCGTACTGGTTGAAGCTTGACGTCGACGCGTATCCTGTTCGTCAGATCGCAGGATCGTTCCCGGTGAAGCGATGGTTCGAAGCTGAACCGGCAATCGTGGGTCACGCGTGGGGATACACGAAGACACGGGGCAAGCGGAAAGAATGGTTCGACATCTTTGATGCGTGGGCTGACAACACGACGCTGATGCACGCTGACAATCCGTTGAACATGCAGTTCGGTGAATCGAAACGATATTCGCACAAGCGGATCGCAAGCTTCATCGCGTTCTTCAATACGGCATGGACGAAGCAAGTCGCGTCCGAATGCCTTGCACGGTCGGACGACTGGACGATCCCGATCCCTTCACAAGACACGTTCTTGTGGGCATGTGCTGCACGCATGAAGAAGCCGATCGTTCGGGTTCGCATGAAGCGAAGCGGCTGGACGAATCAAAGCAACTTCAACAAACTTCAGAAAGCCGTCACGGAACTTCAGATATGATTCCAGCTTCGACGATTCACGATGTTGCTGACGGTGTTGCGATGCAAACCGAAGCGACGTGCAAGTTCGGCGATCGTTTCGTCAGACGATCTGATCTGTTCGACTTGTCGCCGTGTCAACTTGTTCACGCCGGATCGTTCGCCGCGTGCGTTGCGTCCTTTCTTTTGTCGATCCTTCATATTGTCCTTGTGTGTTCCCCAAAAAAGATTCTGCACCGTGCAGTTCATCACGTCGTCGTCGCGATGACACACGAACGGCAGGTTGTCCGGATTCGGAATGAAGGCTTCAGCGACAAGGCGATGAATCGTTCGGGATTGTCGCGGCTTGACGAAGTTCACTTGCGGGTATCGTCGACTGCAGTTCCACTTCATCAAAACATGATGTTCGTCGAACGCAAGCACGCGAACCGACGTTCGTGTGAATCGTTTCTTCGTGGTATAAACACGTCCGGATTCAGAAACAAAATAACCTTCCGCAACTTGACGAACTTCGTCGCCGAAACTATCAAAATTCATTTGACGCCTTTCAATGAAGCATGTGTGATTACTGTGCATTGTGGGGCGTCTTTTTCACAAGGGCAAGCCCATGTCTTCTAAAGGTGTCGTTTTCTTGTGCTTCGGTGACAAGCACAACGGGCACATGTGTGTCGCGTTCAATTCGCTGCGCAAGCACTGGAAGGGCGAAGTCGCGATCATCTGTGATCCGGCGAACGTGCAGTTCATGCAGCGGTACGTCGACGAAGACCCATTGAAGAAGACACAGCTTGTCGTCTTCGATCCGTTCGGTCGGCGATCACACGGAAGCGGTGCAGGCTATTTGAACAAGGCGAAGCTGATCGAACTGATGCCGTTCATGCACAGCGTGTTCCTTGACTGTGACACGTGCGTCGTCGGCGACTTCGAAGCGATGTTTCCGGCTGACGTCGAAGTGCGGCTGACGCAGTTCAGTGATTGGGTCACGACAGGAAAGAAGATGCAGAAACGCATCGGGCACTGGCTGGAAGTGATGCCTGCCGAAGCTGCCTTGCACATGGCAGTCGACTATCCGGCGATCAATACCGGCGTGATGGGCTTGTCGAAGCTGTCGAAGAAACTTGCGAAGCGATGGTTCGATGTGACGGAATCGAACGTGCGGTTCATGTGCGACGAACTGGCGATGCAACTGATCTTCTTGCAGTATCCGCACGCGGTCTTCCCTGACTATTTCAACTGCAGTCCGATATATTCACCGGGGCGTGCGGGCTTCGAAGAAGACAAGGTCGCGATCTGGCACGGTCACGGCTTCAAGTCGATTCGTTCGCCGAAAGGCTTGTCGATCTGGCTTCCGCAACTGCTGGAACTGTGGCACGACAACACGTACGGCGTGCGTGAAGCGTTCGCGGCGAATAAATACTTCACACGACTTGCGGCTGATCCGATAGAATTCGTTCGGCAATACGGCAAGAATCATGCAGAAGAACTGATTCAAACAAACGAAATCACTGAACAGGCTTTCGCGATATGAAATCAATTGACGTGCTTCCGGCGACACGTTGACGGGTGTTGAAGACCTGTCCATCGTCGCTGACGAAGATGTGATCGATGGGCTGTCCATTGTGAATTGCTTTTTGAATCATCACTATATGCTACGCAGGGATCGGATGAAAGTCAAATGATAAATCGGTACGATGTCGAAATAGTTGTTCATTGTTATGCGGCGACACTGCCGTTCTATCGGGCACAGCTTCAGTATCAGATCGGTTCGCTGTTCTATTATTGTCCGCCCGACATCAAGGTCTGTCTGTCAGTGTGCATGACGCATCAGGATCAGACGACGATCGACTTCGTCAGTCTTGCGATGGATCAGATGCCGGAATACATCAAGCTGAATCCGGTGATCCTTCAGCCGGGGTACTTGTACAGGCGGGCGATCGGAAGGAACTTGCGTGCACTGGTCGGCGAATCGCGGGTGTATTGGTTCGCCGATGTCGACTACTTCTTCGGTCCGCGATGCCTGAAGACGTTGCTTGACGAAGCGAACGAAGACAGCGGGCTTGTGTATCCGCGACACGTGATGATCAATCCGGATCATGCAACGGGCGACGCGATGACTGACGGCGTCACGCCTGAATCGGCTTTCTTCCCGGTGCCTGACTTCACGAAGTTCGTGCGGCGAAAGCAAGCCCGGTGCATCGGCGGCGTGCACATCATCGGAAGGAACAGGCTTCTTGCGAAGAATCAATCGACGGGCAAGCCGTACGGATACATCAACGGGCATAAAAAATGTTCACCCGTTGACCCAGATGAAGGCTTTCGTCAGTGTCGCTGTGATGTTCCTTTCAAGGCGGCACACAGTCCGGCGTCACACGTTCAAGTCGAAAACGTTTTCAGGATCAGGCACACGACAGCCGGTCGAATGTACGATCAGGCAGGCAAGCGACAAGAACCAATGAAGGGCGATCACGACTGATGAAGTACGAAATCAAGGGCGACAAGATCGTCGCTGAAACCGGCGACGAATTCGATCACATGCAAGTTCAGATCGGCAGTCACACGCTGACGGCATACAATGACTGGTTCGGTCGCGACGTCCTGCCGTTGTGGGAACGTCACGGACTGGTCGACAGGCTTCGCGGAAACGTGATGCGGTATCTTGAAATCGGCGTGAACTGTGGTGTGTCGTTCGCGTGGGTCATGGAACATCTTCTTCGCAAGGACGGTGAAGCGATCGGTGTCGACGGGTACACGCACAGCCGGGGACGGGTGCACGCAGGTCTTCGTGTCGCACGCGACTTGTGTCACAAGAACCTTGCACCGTGGACGGGTAACTTCAGGCTGATCGAAGAACCGTCACAGCTTGCCCTGTCGCGATCATTGAATGCGTTCTTCGATTCCGTTCATCGCGGCATCGAACCGGTGAAGTACGACTTCGATCTTGTCTACGTCGACGGCGATCACTATGCACCGCGTGCGTTGTTCGACATGTGTGCAGCGTTTGAACTGATGGCTGACGGCGGCGTGATCATCATTGACGACTACGATCGACAGTTCAGTCATGGTGCGAAACAGGTGCGACCGGCTGTCAACGCGTTCTTCGACTGCTGGTCGAACGTCCTTGAACCGTTGTTCATCGTTCAGAAGCAAGCAGCATTCATCAAGCGGACGTCACGCGGCGATCGCAGAAAGAAGCGACGGCAGAAGTGAACGGATCATTCAGCCGACAACATCTGAACAGGCGGTTCAGGCACTTCAACGCATCGCTTGCGGACGAAATCAGCCGCCTGACGCACGGAATGACTGTCAGCGACTTCGGTGCCGGTGTCGGGCTGTACGTCGCACACATGCGATCGTGGGGCTTGTGGGCTGTCGGATATGACGGCACGCCTGACATCGCGGAACAGACAGGCGGACTTGTCCAGACGGCGAACCTTGCCGAACGGTGCGAACTTCCGATGACGCAAGCTGTCATGTCGATCGAAGTCGGCGAACACATTCCGCCCGAACTTCACGATGCCTTCGTCGATAATCTGTGCAGGCACGCGACTGAACTGATCGTCGTGTCGTGGGCTGTACGCGGTCAGCGTGGTCGCGGACATTGCAACTGTCGCGATCCGCACGAACTGATTCCTGACTTTCATCGTCGCGGTTGGTTCGTCGATCCGTTCGGCACAACGGCGTCGCGGAAGCGGGTCGACAAGCCGTTCGATCGCAAGCTTCTATTGTTCAGACGCGGTCGTGACGGATATACTGATGACGCGGACATCATCGAATCCTTCAAGATCGGGCGTTGAACATGGCGAAGAAACAATCGGCAGGGCTGACAATGCTTCAGCAGATCAAGACGGCAGGCAAGTTCTTCGGCTTGGGGCGCAGGCAGAAAAAAAAGATTCAAGAAGCGTGCGACAACTGTCCGACAGCACCCTTGATCCGCGTGTACAGCAACGGCATGAAGGTCAGATACGTGCCGGTGCGTGTCAGTGGTCAGCTTCTTGTGTGCGACGCGTACGTGTCGACGAAAGAACTGCCGCAAGAAGTGCTTGAATCGAACACGTCGATCAGTCGATACGAATTCGTCGCGGACGGAATGCGGAAACTGTTCGACAAGTATCATGAAGCACTGATGGGTCATGAATGCTTGCGATGGGAATCGGACGGCAAGAAAGTGTCACACGCAGAACTTCACGGTGAAGTCGTTGAAGTCGGTCCGGTGAAGACGCCGTCGCAGACACGGTTCGACGGTGACGCTGCAGGCATGGGTCGCACAAGCTGATCTTGACCTGATTCCGAAGAAGCCGTACAGTTCACACATCTTCATCGCGTACAAGTTCATCGGGCACGGTTGCCAGATTCCGAACACGCGACAACATGGAAGGAATTTCTGATGACGGGGAAACCGCGTCACGGTGAATCGCGAACGCGACTTCACGTTCTTTGGTGCGACATGCTGAAACGCGGTCGCGGCACATCAGGCGGCAAGTTCTATGAACATGTCACTGTCTTCGAAGGCTGGAAAGCGAATACGCAACGATCCGGATCAAACGGCAAAGGACAGAAGACGTCGCAGTATCGCGGTGTTCAAGTTCTGCCGAATGGTCGCTTCCGTGCGAACATTTCGCGGCAAGGCGTGCCGATTCAGATCGGCATCTTTGATGATGAACACGAAGCCGCCGCCGCACGTGACGACGCTGCACTTGCAGAATATGGCGACGCCGCCGTTTTGAATTTCGAAAGGGAAAGTTTATGTTAGTTTTAAGCCGCAAGAAGAACGACAAGTGTGTCGCCGAAGCTTTCGATTCTGAAGGCAATCCGATCGTGATCGAAGTCACGGTCGTCGAAGTACGGGGCGACAAGGTTCGACTAGGCTTCGAAGCACCGAAGACGATTCCGATACATCGTCAAGAAGTGCACGACGCGATCCTGAAAGAACGGAAGGCGTCGACAGCAGTGTCGCAGTCATCCGGAACACTGCCGGTGAACCAACATGTGCCGATGGTCGAAGACCGCAACGCAGGCTGATCACAGCTTCGCGATCCGATGTCAAGCCCGTTTTTCATGCGTGAAAAGCGGGCTTTTTTGTTTCTTTGGAATTCTTAAAGATTGACGGGTGCCGAAGATGTTCATATACTTGGCACATCAAGCAAACGCAACTGATTCACATTCAACTGAAAGGACAACTGAACATGAATCAACGCAATTTTGATGTGCCCGAAATGGATCGGGCAGAAGAAGAACGACTGCTGAACCTTCTAGGCTTTCCGGACTTCGACGAATGGGTGACGGCGGCGAATCCGTACAATCCGGCAGTCGAACTGAAGGCGAAGCTGATCCGTGATTCGGCAGGCGATTATCATTCGCGGCCTGAACTGTCGCACAGTCAGTTCATGAAGTTTGTCGAAGAACCTGAAACGTTCTCTGATGCGTTCTTGGGTGAACCTGATCCTGACGCACCTGATCCTGTTCACTTCGCCTTCGGCAAACAGGTCGAACACTTTCTTTTTCATGACGAAGTTCCCGGCAATCCGGTCGTGATTCCGAATGAAAAGCTGTCGCGGCGAAAGCGTGCGGGCACGTGGTTCGACAAGAATCAGATCGAATACGATCCGATGAACGACGATCATCACAGCTTCGCGAAGTCGGGCAGTGCGTACAAGGAATTCGTCGAAGCGAACAAGGGTCGCACGGTGATGACTGAACAGGAACATCGCGAACTTGTTGAACCGCTTGAAAAGATCACGGCGAACGTCCGTGAACACACGAAGGCGAAGGCGTTGCTGTACGGCGACAGCCTGCGACACATCGCGATCGTCTTCACGTGTCCGTTCACTGGCATCTTGCTTCGGTGTCAGCTTGACAGCCTGTCACTGCAGAAGGTCGTCGTCGATTACAAGACAGCGGCACGCAATGATCACTGGAACTTCGCGGCGGACTTCTACAAGTGGAAGTATCACTTGCAGGCGACGTGGTATCGCGAAGCGATCAGGCAGATCAACGGCGGTGAACTGTGGCCTGTCATTTACATCGTGACGGAAAAGCAGTCGAAGTCGTATGTCGTCGAATGCTTCAACGTCGTCGACGAATGGTTCGAAATCGCCTTTCACGAATGGCAGAAGGAACTTGTTCACTTTCAGCACTGTGTTGAATCGCAGGAATGGAAGCGGATCAGTCACAACACAATTGTCGACTTGCACCCGCCCGTGTACGTGTCACGACAATACAAGCTGAAGAAGTAGGGCGAAACGTTTCACAATTTCACAATTTCAACACCAAAATGAAAAAGGATCACACTATGTCAACCGCACCTGCAGTCGCACAAGACGCATCGCAATTCAAGAACGGGAACGGCGGCGGTCGTCCGCAATCCGACGACGATCGGCTTCGCGAACAAGCCGACGCGAACCTTCTTAAAATGCAGCAACGTCGGTCGTGCGAATTTCAATCACTGGAAACAGGCGACAAGGTCGAACTGTCGCTTGCACTGGTCAAGTCAGTCGTCAGCGTTCCGACAAAGTCGGGCAAGTATCCGGACGATCGCGAATGCTTCAAGTTCATGAAGCTGTGCGAAGCACGCAAACTGAATCCGCTTGTCGGTGATGCGTACCTGATCGGATACGATCAACGGATCGCAGGCGGCGGTTTCACGCCTGTCTTCAATATCGTCGTCGCACACAGTGCCCTTCTGAAGCGTGCTGAAATCAATCCGCACTATAAAGGCATGAAGTCCGGCGTCATCATCGTGATGAAGGTCGACGGTCGGATTGACGGTGTTGAACATAAAGAAGGCGACATCGTTGAAATGCAAGGCGACTTCTTCTTGCCTGATCGTCACGAACTGGTCGGCGGTTGGGCACGGATCACACGCAACGATCGCGACATCGAAGTGTACGATCGCCTGAACCTGTCCGTCTTCGATACCGGCTATTCACGATGGGCGGCTGATCCCGGCGGCATGATCGTGAAATGTTTTGACGACCAGACAGAAGTCTTAACGGATCGCGGCTTCGTACTTTTCAGCGAAGTTTCTGATCAGCGTATTCTTCAGGTTACAGAATGCGGACTTGCGGCGACAGACGCGGTGCCGTTTGTACAGGACTATGTTGGGGACATGATCGTGAACGAAAACCAGAACCTAGACTTTAGCGTGACACCGAATCACGACATGGTTCTTGTTGAGCGACAGGTCGGTGAAAAGATTCGGATTGAAGCAAGTGAAATGATTGATCGTTCGCGAAGAAGACCGGTCTTTGATGTCCCAAGGACAATCAAAAACAACCAGGAAGGTTTATTGATAGACGATGATTCGCTTCGTCTGCTTGCTATCTTTTTGTGTTGTGGATACGCACATGACAAGTGGACGTGGGCGATCAAGGTGTCAAGGCAATATAAGATAGACCGAATCAACGAAATAAACAGATTCACTTCGACTCACACCCGAAGATGTGCAGGTGACGAATCGGCCATTGACGGACGAACTGTCACGACACGTCACGACCAAGAGGTATTTTATCATAGATTTGAATTTGATGGCTTGGTGTCTGGCAATAAAGTTATCGACTTTGAATCAATGCTTCGGCTGAACCGTGATCAATGCAGAGTTATTGTTGACACGATGGTCGAATTTGACGGCCATGTCAAAGAAAACGGGTGTCGAAGGTTCTATCAAAACGACACTGATGTGAAGCGACTGTTCGAAATACTGGCTGTCAATGCTGGCTATTCTGTTTCTTCCAATGAACGTGGCGGTGGCCGCTTTTGCTTGGCGATTTCGTCACGTGCATCTATTCCGGTCAGAAACATGTCCGGCGATTCGGAGCCTTCATTGAGGCGACAGAGTTACAGCGGCGAAGTGTGGTGTGTGACAGTGCCATCGGGTGAAATTATTGTTAGGCGACACGGTTTTTCGTTTGTTTGCGGCAACTGCACCGAAGCGTCTGTTCTTCGCACAGCCTTTCCCGGTGAAACGTCTGGTATGTACGTCGCTGAAGAATTCGATTCTGCACAGCGTATTGAAGCACCGACACGGGAATTCGACATTCAGGACATTGACGACAGTGAAGATCGCCTGCAGAAGAAGGCGGCACAGCCGAAAGCGAAGAAGACGACGTCGAAGAAGTCACGTGCAAAGACGCCGAAGAAGCCTGCCGATCTGAAGACCGGAACGCAGGTCGAAGCGGAAAAGGAAAAGGCGCCGCCTGAAAAGGCACCTGAACAGCCGCCTGAAGCCGTTCAGCCTGAATCCGACACAGTTGACGTCGAACAGGGCGAAACGGGCACAGACGGCGAACCTGAAGCTTCTGACGGGCAGCAGCAAGAACTTCTTCCGGCTGAAGCTGAACAGGAACAGGCACCGGCAACATCGGGCGACTTCGAGTCTGACTTCGCTGAATTCAGTTCGCAGATCGAAGCACAGAAGCAGATTCGGAAGGTGCGTGTCGCACGGGACGAATTCAAGTCTTCACATCAACTGACTGAAGAACAGATCGCACAAGTCGACGCTGCATCGTCTGAACGCGAATCTGCAATCAGGGCTTCGCTGTCATGAACCTGACATCGAATGATCTGAAAGACGCGGCGATCGCGTGGCTTCAACATCGCAAGTGGTCGGTGCTGTCGGCTGAAAAGGTCGGCGGCACCGAACGCGGTGTCATTGCATACGACATCGTCGCAAGCAAGGGTAACAAGAAGATCAAGTTCTTGATCCTGCAGCATTGGGTTTTCTTTGATCCGCTTGACTTCGTCGAACCTGATGACAAGGTGGACATCAACCATTTCTTGATTCCGAAGAACGATCTGTCATACGACGGCTTCGATCCGGATGATCATCACGCGATCTTGTGCTTCAACAGTTCCCGCACGTACGCGGTCTTCGTTGACGCGAACGTCTGGAACTTCACGAACCTTCTTGAATCTGGCACGAAGCTTGTGCACCGTGACGACATGAAGTGTCTGCCGGTGCCGTGGCGTCTTTGGGCACTTGATGCACTTCCGGAATGGCTTCAACGCGGCTGGCCGAATCCGGTGATCGGAAAGTGCGGCACGGTCGGCGATCGTTCTTCGTGGCAGTTTCACCCGAACTGGCACGTCAACGCGATGAAGGCGGCAGAATCATTCAAGCGTCTGCCGACGAATCCAGACGAAGCACCGAACTTTCACTGCTGGCGATCGAAAGGATACTATCGTGCGTGGCTTGACGATCCTGATGATCTTGTGCTTCCGTGGTACAGTGGAGACGAACCGGAAGATGCAAGTCTGGATCGCGGCAGAATTCGCGACCGAAGATCAGGTGCGTGAATGGTGCGTGCCGTACGCGGAAGGAAAGGAAAAGCGGAAGCAGAAGCCGACGTCGCCATTGTGGGCGGCACATACGGCATGATCAGATCAGCGTCAAGCGGTTCGCTATTTTGTGGCGTCTTCGGCGACGGCACACAAGATATTGTGCTGACTTGACAAGCGGTGCGATCGTCGGGTATTGCTGTGATCGCAAAAAAAAACGCAGTCGGTGGGTGCCGAATGCGTTCATGAATCAAGGCAAGCGAAAGGGTATTCAGAATGCTTGAACGACAGATATTGTCGCATGAAGACGACGCAAGTCAACAAGGACTAACGGAAAAACAACGGAAAGTTCTTCACATTATCTTCACGCAGGTGCAGTCGCACGAACGCGTTCACACGTTCGATCTTGGTGCGACGCGACGCACGCATCAGTTCAAGCCGAACGAAACGTATCTGAACACACAAGGCGTCGCGAATCTGGTCGGCGTGTCCGTCGTGACGGTCCGGAACATCATCAAGCGTCTTCGTGATTTGAACATCGTGTCGTTCACGAATCATGATCGCTGGTCTTCAGTCGAAATCTTGACGCTGTCCAGTCGAAAGGGTGTTTCGACTGAACTTTCGACTGAACTTTCGACTGAACTTTCGACTGAAACTATCGTAAAATCAGGGCTGAAAGTTGTTTCTGTCGGTCATCTTTCGACTGAACCCGACGAACCCTTTCTGAAGCTTAATAAAGATAAACAAGTACAAGTACAGGTATCGTCCGGTTCAGTCGACAAGGATCAAGCAACGATGTTCGACAAGTCATCGCTTCCGGAAGAACGCGGCAAGAAGAAACGTCGATCGACAGGATCGCTGAAGGCGTCCGATCTGAAAAAGAATCCGGCACATCAAGGCAAGCACATCGACGCGTTGATACGGCTGAACAACTTGCTGTCAGAACTTCCGTCCGGCGTCATGGGCAGTCGTCCGCGTCGCGATCAGATCGCACGCAAGGTCTTCGCGAAGTGGGTCGAAGTCAGCGGTCGCGGCGAACGCAAGCGTCTTCAAGAATTTCTGATCAAGCCTGAAGATCAAGACGAACTGATGCAGCACATCAAGGACGCGAAGATGTGTCACGGCGAAAAGTGGTTCACGTTCGAATGGTTGCTGTCATTCCCGAAAGACAAGAAGCACTTCCGCGAAAATGTGCACGACGAATCGAACCTTGAAAAATTATTCGACAGCCGATATGCTGACGTACCGGACTGGCTGATGAAGAAGCGTCAGCAGAAAGAAGAACAGAAGATCGGCACGCCTGTCGGCGACGCCTTCTTCGATCAAGAAGCCTATCGCGAACGCGTGCGGCGTGAACAACAAGCAACTGAAAACCGAAAGGACAACGACAGTGAAAGATCGGATTCACATTCTGGATGAACAGAAAGATGCGGACTTCTGGTCAGACGTCAAGTCGACCGAAGAACCGAAGATCAGCGAAGACGAACGGGCACACATCACAGAACTTGTGACAGTGCCGCAAACGAAACGCACGTCGCTTCGCTGGAACAAGGACGACAACGATCTGTTCGCTGAATGTCCTGAACCGTTTTCGCAGTCGGAAGCACTGCAGCGGCTTGAATACAACAAGGCACTGTGTCAAGACTTCTGGTCGGTCTGCAAGCGGGGCGACAGCTATCTGCAGAAGTGTCTTCAGGATCATCGGCTGACATCATTCGATGCACTGGACGAAGAAGATCAGAAGCTTGTGCTTGATCATCGGCAAGGGTCGATCGACGATCTGTCGTATCGCAAGCACCGCACTGAACTTCATCAGGCGAAGATTCAAGCTGAATCAACGGTGCGTCGACATCGTCGTGATCTTGAAGCGTACCTGAAGCTGCCGTCGTCGTGTGAACTGGCTGACGATGAAGAAGCTGAACTGAACAACTTGTATCAGTGGTTGCTTTTTCAGATCAACTTCGATTCGATCAAGTGGCTTCAGATTCCGCGAACGTACAATCGCACGAAGATGATCTGTGAAGTCATGATGCGGCTGTACATCGACGGGCACTTTTCGTGCACGTTCCTTCAGGGTGATCAGATTCAAAGCTGGTTCAAGAAGGACGTGAACGCGTGGCGACTACTGCTTGAAAAGAACATCATCTTCATCGCGTTGCGAAAGGAAATGGAAACCGTTTTTTGGGACTTGCTTTTCGACGAAGTGCAACGACTGGTCACGGGCGGCAAGTCAGTGATCTTCATCAGCGACAAGGGTCCGGCATTCCCGACTGACTTGCTTGATGAATTCAGGTCGGTTGCGTTGCCATTGAACAAGACGTTCTGCAAGAACATGAAGTTCGATCGGCAATCATTCGAATTCCAATACACAGCACCCACAAGAACGGAAGCACAAGGGAATGGACATACCGAAAATTGAAGGCGACGATTTCGTCAGACTGAAACTTGATTCGATCCGCGAAGAACAGATGCTTGTCGCACACGTCATGCTTGATCCGCGTCTTGCAAAGAAGATCGCGATGCAGCTTGACCCTGATGACATGTGGGATACGGGCGACTATTTCAAAGCGGTGAAGGCGATCATCGACGTGACGAACAACGTCGACGGGCTTCCGTCACGATCCGACATCGTCGCGGCGGTCGAACCGATCATGCGGCGTGACGTGTCGCTGTCGGCAGAATTCGCCGAACGGTATTGGGAAGCGGAAAAGGACACACGCAACGGCTTGTTCTATCTGCGACGCGTCATCGACAGGTCCGGACGTCGAAAGATTCTGACAGAACTTCAGCCGTATGAACTGCTGTCGGGCACATGGAACACGTCGGATGCACTAGGCAAGGCACGCGAAGCGATGCTTGAAATCAGTCGCACGTCTTCGATCGCGACAGGTCGCGGCGGGATACTGGCGAAGGATTATCACGACAACGTCGACGCGTTGTGTGAACGGCTTGACGGAAAGGTCGAAGCCGGATTCGACACGGGCTTCACGGAACTTGACAAGGTCATCGGGCAGTTCAAGGCGTCGTCGTACAACATCATCGGTGCACGTCCTTCGATCGGGAAGACAGCGGTCACGATCAACATGGTGCTTGCACTGGCGAAGCTTGGCATCAGGGTCATGTTCATCACGCTTGAAGTTCCGTACGACGTGATCCTTGAACTGATGGCGTGCTGTCACGCAGGCATGAAGAAGCACTTGCTGCACGTGAAGGTGAAGGCAGGGCAGATCGTCGGCGAAGGTCCGTCACAGACAACACGGTCGCGGGTGTCGGATGCGTACGAAGCGATTCACCGCCTGCCGATCGAACTGCACGCGGACTGTGGCAAGGTCAGTCAGATCGTCACGCTGTGCGAAGATGCGATCACACGCGAACGCGATCCAGTTCAGGCAATCTTCGTCGACTATGCACAGATCATTCGCACGCGGCAGCGAACGCGAACCGATCTTGATCGGCTGAACATCATCAGCGAAGGTTTCCGGCAACTGAAGTCAGATCACAAGGTCGCGTTGTTCCTTGCAGCACAGTTGAATCGCAAGTCGGCTGACGGAATTCCGAAGCTGGAAGACCTGAAAGGCACCGGCGACTTCGAACAGGATGCTGACACGGTCATGCTTCTTCATCGTCCGAACAAGGACTTGTCAGAACGCGAAGACGCTGATCCGAACATGGAACGAACCGTGCACGATGATCAGCTTGACATATACGTTCGCAAGAACAGGCACGGCAGGACGGGTCGCGTGTCGTATCGTTGGGAAGGTGCGACGGGCGTGATCAGTGAAATGTCTGAAGAAGACAAGCGTGCAGCGGATCGCAGTCGGGTGTCAGAACAGTCATCGACGTCATCGACGCGAAGGTATTCTGACGGGTCGATGGACACGGGCGACGACATGCCGTTCTAAAGAAAAAGCGTTCGCCGACAAGGACACAAGAAGTCGACGAACGCAAACAAACAAGCACGAAGAATTCTATCAGAAAGGTGATGAAATGAAAATACTATTAACAGGCGGCACGGGCATGATCGGATCGGCGACAGCACGCGATCTTCTGAACCGTGGACACAAGGTCGCAGGCGTTCACATACGTCGATGACGTGGCACGTGCGAACAGCCTTGCGGTTCAAGGCATCAGTCGCGATCTGGAAGGCTTTCACATCATGAACGTCGGCGGCACGGAAACGGAAAGCGTCAACGGCATGATGAACCGGATCGAAGAAATGTCCGGCGTCGAAATCATGCGGGACTATGTCAACGCAGAAGCCGCCGACATGGAACACACGTGCGGCGACTTTGCGGTGATCAATTCGTGCCTTGACTGGCGATCGACATTCAGCATCGAAGAAGGCTTGATGCGAACATACGATGCGGCGGTCAAGGCTTCCGGTTCTTCAGCTTTTCAATGAAAGCGGGTGCAGGAATGAACCAGCCGATGAAGCATCCGATCGCGATTCCAAGTACGAACCGAATCAGATTGCCGTCACCGATGGCAGCTAGAAGATTGACGTCGAAGTTCATGTGTCGTGATCCTTGACAAAGAAATGAAGTGAACTGAAACTTGTGACAGAACCAACTATACGAATACCAAACTGAAGGGACAATACCATGTTCGAACAAATGGCTGAACAAGCCGTCAAGACAGACGTCGTCGGTCTTCACGCAAACTATCAAGAATCCGTATGCAGGCTGTCGCATTTATGCGAAGAACTGAACCGGGAAGTCGGCGGCGATGAAGTTATGCGTCACACGGTCGCGGAACTGCTTCAGGACGTTGTCGTGACTGCAAGGGCTGGACTTCATCAACTGGATCACGACACATCTGAACCGAACAGTGCGGCACTGAAGCGGCTGACGGACGGCATGACGGCGATCGCACATCACAACGATGACTGTGAATCCCTTGCCTGCAGCGTGTCGCTGGATCGTGACGGCAACTTCATCGTGACGGTTGTCGAAACTGGCGAAGACAAAGTGTTCGCGAAGTGCGAACATGAATCGCTGTCGATCGCTGTCAGCAGTGTCTTCGATCAGGCTGACGAAGCGACGAAGGCGTTCAACTATCAGAATCCTTTCACACGTCCGGCTGAATAATGCAAGGCATGGAAGTCGATGACGATGACAACACAATCGCATCGGCGATCGTCGCAGGCTATCGCGATGGCATTCAGGTCATCAGGCTGTTCACGAATCCGGAACGGCGGAACGAAGGGCACGGCACTGAAGTCATGCTGAAGATTCTGTTCTGGTTCGCATTCCTGAAAGGGTGACGTCATGAACACGCCGCCGAAGCTGAAGGGCACGGGACTTGAAAAAGAACTTCTTCACGTGATCAAGTCATCGGACGAAATCACGGGCGGCAGGTACGGCGTCATGACGTCGGTGAAGCCTGACGGTGAACTGATCCGCATCAAGTCGTATCCGGACATCGAAGGCGTGCGAAAGCCGGTCGGTCAGCAGTTCAATGTCGAATGCAAAGTGTGCAGTCAAGCGTCGCTTCATCTGGCAACACGGATCACGGACGACAAACAATCGAAGCAGCTTGCACATCTTCTTCGGCGTGCGGAATTCGGCGGCGTCAGTATGTATCTTGTGCATTTCAATCGTCGTGAACTGAAGACAAAGACCGTCGAACAACGTACTTTCGCCTTCCCGGTGCACCCGTGTCACCCGTTCTGGCTTCGCTTCTTGGGCGGCTTTGAATCGAAAGTAAATATAGAAATTTGCCAAGAACATGCAGTTCCGATCGAATGGATTATTCCGAATCGGTGCAGAAAAGCACGACCGAACTTCGTGCCAGTGATCGAAGAAGTTGACAACTTGATCATGCCGCATCGACAGAAACAATCGACAACATGGCTTGAATCGCCTATCTTCAACGTTGTCGGATAGAACAAGCAGATCACAATTCGAAAGGGACATCTTCATGAAGAAGCTATTCTTCACGCTGGTTTCATTCGGTCTTCTGATCCTGATCGGTTGCGTCGCATTCGGCGTAGTCGGCGTGATCATGAATCCGGAAGGGTATCAGGAACACGTCGATGAATCAGCTAGTCGTCGCGAACGGGCGAAGGCGAAGGCTGAATACATGGAACACTTCAAGTTGACGCAAGATGAAAAGCTTGAACATCTTCGCATAATCGAAAGCACTGTTCAGCAACAATACCAAAATGAAGCCGTCATCGGCGTCATTGTCTTTGAAAGGATAGATAAGACACCGAACGGCGACACGGTTCGGTATGTTGTTGACAAGCGAATTAGGGTGCCGGGGAAAATCCGAATGCGTGGTGTGAAGCTTCGTGCTATGCTGGTAGTATCTTATGAAGATGGCGGAAGCCGCGAAATTGATTTACAGTTTGTGAACGTCGACGGCACCCGCGTGAACTGAAAAGAAAGCAACTGATCAAATGGGCTGGCTTAAAGACTGGAAAGCGGACAAGCGTTCGCATGTGGCGATATATCATGACTTCAGGGACTATGCACAGCAGGGCGGCTTCTGCTGGTCTTGCGGACGCACAGCCGCATTCAGGGATAAGCCTATCGACTACGGTGCGAAGTGGATCATTCAAAGATGTCACATCACGTCGAAGCCGCGACTTGAAGATCGTCGCGTCGTGAATCTGTTGTGTCCTACGTGTCACGAAGCGTACGACGACGCAGGTGACGAAAGAATCACGCTGTCAAATATGATCTTTCTGAAGCAGTTGTTCGATCCGGAATTCTTCGACATTGAATTGCTGCAGCGGTGTTCGATCCGGATTCTGCCGGATGCGTGCGACCTGCAAGCTGATCTGATCGCTGAATTCCAGTCACGACGCGGATTGACGCGGACTGCAGTCTTCGCGTAAAATCCCGGCAGAACGCAACTTGTCGCGTGCACCGATGGAAGCACGCCGAACAACGGACTGCACATGATGGACTTCATCACAAAGAACTTCAAGACGATCTTCATCGGCTTGATTATTCTGTTCGCATTCGCGATCCTTGTTCAAGGCTGCAACAAGCCGTCGCGTGTCTGGAACTGGTCACGCACGAAAATCTGGAATCGCGGTGACGGAAACTGGTTCGACTGGCGAAATCGGAATCGCGAAAAAGACGACGGAATGCAACCGGGTGAAGACGAACAAGCACTTTCAAAGGATGAATCAATGGGTGACACTTTCACGTGGGTACTGGTCATCGGCGGCGGTCTGGTCGCGGTCTGGTTTCTTGTCTTGACGCCTGAACAGCGTGACAAGATCAATCCGTTCAAGAAGGACGAAGGCAGCACGGCGACGCCTGTCAAGAAGGTCACGCCGACGAACATGCGTGCCGATCTGATCGAAGCGTACTGTCTGCTGTTTGACAACATCGCAGACGATGCGGCGAAGAAGTCGCTGAACGATGTCGTCTTGCCGAAAGTCATGACGGCGAACGATCCAAAGAAGAAGACAACACGCACAAAGTAAACGAACAAGCAAGCACAGTCCGTTCAGGGAAGGGCACACAATGGAACCGAAAAGACTGATCTTTCTGGTCATCATCATCGGTGCCGTCGTATTCATGCTGTTCAAAGACCGGATTGACTTCGGCGGCGGCGGCGGCTGGAACGATGGCGGGAACGACAACAACGGCGGCGAAACGGTCACAGTTTTCGTCGAACCGACAGACGCGTCACTTCGGCGGGCAGTTCAGCCAGTTCGCGACGCAATCAAGGGCAAGCCAAATCTTCTTGGGCTTGCATGGTTCTATCATCGAATGGCGGTCGCACAGTCGACACGTCCAATGACGACGGAACAGGCACGAATGATTCACAAGACGGCAGGCGACGAACTGTCGCGGGTCGCGGGCAGTGTGTCGTATCGACCGGAACTTGAACCTGTCCTTGAAAAGCTGTTCGCAGATTACATCGGGCTTGAACCGAAGAAGCTGACGCAGGCTGATCGCGATCGCATCAGTGATCTGTTCAACGCGGTCGCATGGGCGATCTTTCAGGAATCCGAAAACAGGGTGACGGTGCTTCCGTTGAATGACGGCACGCAACTTGTGTGCACCGATGCCGGATGCTATATCGACGGGCCGAAAGACTTCGAAGGCGAAAAGCTTCCCGATTACATGGTGAACGGGCTTGTGCCTGATCCTGTCAACGACAACGTGATGAAGGCACAGCTTGACAGCTTCGTCGCGGCGTACCCGAAAGGGATGCCGCAAGACGAAGGTGAAGGCGACGATCGTGATCGCGGTCCACCGATCGACACATCAGGTCAGCAGTATCAGACAGGCTTGATGTTCGATCCGCAAGAACTTCGCGACTGGAACAGCACCGGACTGATGATGTCTGAAGTCCCGGTGACAAGCGGGAAGGGCGCAACACGGCTTCTGTACAAAGCACTTCAAGAATTCGATCCGCCTTGCTACACGCAGGAACGGCAGACGACAGGCGACTGCTTTGACATTTACACCGGTCGACTGTTGTGCAAGAATGGCCTCATGATCAAGGAAACACACGACGTGCTGATGCACGACATGTCCACGAAGCCGATAAATGAAGTCGTTGTCGGCGATATGGTAATGACGCCGACAGGCAGCGTGACAGAAGTTGTTCGTGTCATTAAGCAGGCAACGACGAAGCGGATTATTGACCTGACGGTTCGCGGTCGCAAGCTGCGTGTCACAGAAGATCACTTGATTCTTGTCGACAACGGTGGCGGTCAGAAGTGGGTCGCGGCTGGCGAACTTGAAGACGGCGACAAGGTGTTCGTTCCGTCTGTTCAGGTTCCGAAGCAGCGTTCAGTCAACGTGATGAATCGGACGGCGAAGGAACTGACGGTCTTCGACAATCGGTCGTCGTATCCCGATGAACGATACACGCGAAATCGTGGGTCATGGACGCTGGCAAACATACCACTTATTCATCAGGTGCACACGCTGTGCTTGTCGGCGTGTATCCAGTCTTCAGTGTGTTATCGGAAGGCACGTGAAAACAGGAAACCTTCAGCGACGGTTTATATCGCATCTGAAGGCGTGTCGAAGGTGTTAGGCGTAAAGACTCCGAAACGGAAAGACCCGCTTATCGAATCACAGAAGCGGCAAGGCGGCTTCGCCTTTCCTGTCAAGGTAGAGCGTCTTCCGGATAGCTATCGCCCTGAGTACGTGTACTGCATCGAAGTTGCAAGCGAAGAACATGCGTTTATCTGCAACAACGTCGCGGTTCACAACTGCACGTCACACGCCTTCAGGAATGCGTGCGACACGTCGCGTGCGTTCGAAATCCTGATCAATGATGATCCGGAAGACTTTCGCGTTCGGGGTGCGACAGAAGCGATATACGGCTATCGCGGGCACAGCGGGCAGGGCATGTCACCGTTCAGGGCGGCACAGTTCGTCAGCAAGCACGGCGGCGTCATGTTGCGTCGACCATACGGCAGCATCGACACGACGTCGTACGACGCGAACATCGGCATCAATTGGGGCAGGCGTGGCGGTCCACCTGAAGAACTGGTCAACGTCCTTCGCGAAAACCAGATGCAGAAGGCGGCACTTGTCAACAACGTCGAAGAAGCACGCGACGCGATCTTCAACGGGTATGCACTGGCAGTCGGAAGCGATTACGGATTCGAATCAAAGCGGGACAAGTACGGCTTCGCGGGCAAAAAAGGGTCATGGATGCACTGCATGGCATGGGTCGCGGTGTCGACAGCGTACGAACTGGCTGGCGATGACTGGCAGAAGTACGGATCGGAAAAAGATTCACCGTGTTTTCTTGTGGCGAATTCTTGGGGCGTCTGGAACGGCGGGCCGACAGGGAAGTTCGAAATTCCTGACGGGTCTTTCTGGATCACATCAAGGGACGCTGCCGGGATGATCGGGCAGAAGATGTCGTTCGCGGTCGGAAGCTTCAACGGCTTCGCGGCAAGCCCGTTGAATGACTGGGGCTTCGTGTATCTGGCATCAGAATCGAAGGGGCATTCGGGCGAACCTGAATTGAACGGCGTTGTCGAACAGGCAGTCGGCGTCGTGACACAATTGTATCAGCCTGATCCGACGCGACCGGACGGAAGCGATCGGGGGAATGACGGCGACGACGATGACGACGCTGTCACGCCGAATAAGTGTTCGCGATGCAATGGCACCGGATGGCACACGCCTGACGGTGTACGACGTCCGTGCACGGGCGACAAGGGCAACGACTGGAACTGTCCGTTCAAGACATCGTCAGTCAATCGAATTTCACTTTCACTTGCAGCTTAAAGGAATCAGATCATGAAAAAACTGATCACACTACTTGCACTGACGCCGATCATGTTGATCGCGTTCGTTGGTTGCGAAGAAGCAAAAAAAGAAGCACCGGCTGACACCGGCAACGAATCGGTCGCGTACAAGGTCAACGACTGGACACCTGTCGCACACACAAGTCACGATCGTGACGCGAAGTTCAACGTCCAGTTCAACGAAGCCGAATACAATTCACGACCGATCGTCGCCGCGAAGGCGAATCTTCCGACGACACAAGACTGTGACAAGAATCGGCAATACCGAATGATGCAGGACGAAGAACGCATCAGTCTTCCGGCAGCGAAGCCGCCTGAACCGATCGCTGATCCGTCGTTCAGTGTCGTCGACGAAGAACCGAATGCACCGACGCAAGACCCTGTCGTCAACGATCTTGTCGACGATCTGGACACGCCGCCGCAAGTGCAAGACGAACCGGCAGCGAATGACGCACCGGCATTCAGAACTGAAACGCGATACCGTCGCGTCGCGAAGACGCGATACCGGCAAGTGTGCGGGCCGATGGGCACGTGTCGCATGGTGCCCGAAACGTATTACGTGAACGAACCGTACACGGTGCAGATTCAAGATGCACCGGCAACGACAGGCGGGTGCGGGTGCGGCTGTGCGAATTGCAACTGTGCACCGAACATGTCTTCGACGACTGTGATCACGGAAGGCACGATGCCGTTGTCGGCTGGCACACTTCCGTTGTTCACTGAAGAAGTCACGTACACGTACGGCAACGGATCAATGATCATGGCGAACGGCGGGAACATGCAGTGCGACAACTGTCCGCAAGGCGTCATGCAGAATTCGAACGGCAACTTCGTTCCGACGCGGGCACCTGTCTTCCGAAGTCGCGGCGGCAGCGGTCGTCCGCGTGTCACGATGCTTCAGAACTTCTGCAATCGCGTTCAATCACGGGTCATGAACCGTCGACAGGCACGCTGTCAACGTTGGGGGTTCTGCAATTAGCGAAATTCCTTGCCCGACATCAAGGCACGAATGCCCGTCTTTTTCTTCGCGAAAAGGCGGGCTTTTTTTGAAGATTATCTTCAAAATAGTTGTTGGCGCGTGACGAAGAACAGTCATAATCAACACATCAAAGCAACTGACATTCAAAGGACAACGGACACATGACACAGCAAGACTTAGAACGCGAACTTGAACTTCAGTCACCTGTAGAAGCCGATGTTCGCGAAACATACACAGAAGTCATTCTTCGCTTCCGCGTGCATCGGTTCGAACAGATGCCTGAAACACACGGCGGCGGAATCCGGAAGCATCTTGTCGCATCGTTTGACGACTGTCAGGCAGCTTGGGATTGTGCAAGCGACATGAATATTCAGAATGACGCTTCGTTCTGGAACTATGCGGCAGAAGATCACGGCGAAGCGGTGCGTGTTGAACGTCCGGTGCCGTTGTTCTAGAATCATCACGGACACAACGCAGGCGGCAATGTCGCCGCCTGCATTTTCACGACAAGCAACTGTCATCACCGAAAGGACAACACAATGAAGAATTCAATCGTCGAACGATACACTAGAATGCGATCAGCGGGCGTGCCTTTGATCGTCGCGACGACACCTGATCCGTTCGATTTCGTCAGCGGAATCATCAGCGGCATTCCGAAGTACATCGAATCGCAGGGCGACAAGTGGTCGGACGAACGGAAAGAACGCGAACTGAACGTCGGCTTCTATGGTTGGGACGGTGTTCGTGGTGTCGTCTGCTTCAACGAACAGGCGAAGCAAGGCGTCGCGGCAATCACTGATCGTCCGGATGCGTTAGGCGGCAAGCCCGACGTCGCGTTGAAGAAGCTGATCGGCATGAACCGGAACTGCGTTGTGTTCATGCACATCAAGCAAGAATGGCTTGCTGATCCTGTCGTGCGACAGGGCATCGGGAACTTGCGTGACGAATTCAAGGCAGATCGGCGAACGCTGATCCTTGTCGGTCAAGAACTGAAGATGCCTTTCGAACTGACGGGCGACGTGTTGTTCATCGACGAAGAACTTCCGACGCGTGAAATGATCCGGCAGACGATCGACGATACGTTGTCGTCGGTCAATCTGGAAGTCGACAGCGAACAGATCGACGAAGCGGTCGAAGCGTTGTGCGGGCTGACACAATTTCAAGTCGAACAACTGATCGCGATCAACGTCCGGAAGTCGGGCATTCTGGTCGGCGAACTTTGGGAAGCGAAGAAGCGTGTCATCGGTCAGACGCCGGGGCTGTCGATGTTCGAAGGCGACGAAGACTTCGATGATCTGGTCGGACTGAACAACATCAAGGAATTCATGAAGCGTCTGTTGACGGGCAAGAACAAGCCGAACGCAATCGTGTTCATTGACGAACTTGAAAAGTCGATCAACAGCAACACGAACGACAGCAGCGGCGTGTCGCTTGATCAACTGCAGAACGTCTTGACTGAAATGACGGACACTGACGCGGCGGGCATGTTGCTGTTCGGTGTTCCCGGTGTCGGCAAGTCGGCGATCGCGAAAGCGGCAGGACGCGAAGCGGGCATTCCGACGCTGAAGCTTGACTTCGGTGCGGCGAAGGGGTCGCTTGTCGGTCAGTCGATGCATGGTCGCGAAGAATTTATTTGGTATGAAAAGCGGAAAGGCGGCACATCACACCGTACAACGTTTGAAGAATTTCACGAACAGTACGATCCAACAAAGACTTGTTGGGTTGATACAGTCAATGCCTTTGGCAGATTTTGCCGTAAGCGTGTGACGAATTCGTTCAAACACGACCGACAGCAAGACTTCATTGAAGTGTCGACAAAGTCGGGAAAGCACGTCGTCATAACCGAAGGACATGATTTGTTTGTGAAGGAAAAAGGCAGCGGTCGCGTTGGACAGAAAGGAAGTCGAAAGTGTCACCGAATGGTTGAAAAGAAAGCGTGCGACCTTCAGGTGGGCGACAAGATTGCAACCGTGTGGCGTCACACTAAGATGTTTGAACCGTCGACAGTCGTTGCACGAAATGGATGTCGCACAGCGATCACGCAGCGGGAAGCGACGTTGATTGGACTTTGGTTAGCGGACGGGTCATGGAACGGTCGACGATTGCGGATTTCCGTCAACAAGACTGATTCCGATTTGTGTGCATTTGTTAGGTCGTTTGGCCAATGCACTGGCAGTGTTAAGACTGAAAACGGATTAGACTTGACCATCAATGATGATAGAGTATCAGCGTTAGGATTTATGTGTTGCGAAGGAAAATCGCGAACCAAAAGAATTCCAGCGTTTGTATTTGGAATGTCTGAAGAAATTAGATGTGCTGTTTTGCGTGGCATGATGTCTGGCGATGGCTGGCGACAAGCAAACGGCGTCGCCTACGGAACGACAAGCCCATCATTGGCAAAAGATATCAGTGAATTGTTGCGAAGCGTAGGAATTCATAACACTGTTGCGGAAGATCGATCGAAGCACAATGGTCGAACAGTATTGATTTTGAAGCGACAGTTTGGCAATTTGTTCAAGCAAAAGATCGGGTTCATTCAATCTGCAAAAAATGAACTTTCATCCGGTAATGAATGCGGGTTCGCAAAAGGTCGCGTCATGAATAGCGTCATGTTTGATGAAGTTGTCGCAATGGATTTCATCGAAGATGATTCACAGTGGTGCTATGACATTGAAGTCGAAGACACAAATCGATTTATCGTCGACGGCATTGTCTGTCACAATAGCGAAGCACAGATTCGAACGGCACTGAAGAAGGTTCGTGCGATCAGTTCAGAACGCACGCTATGGATCGCGACGTGTAATTCGGTCGACGGTCTTCCGGCAGAACTGCGATCGCGGTTCAGCTTCGGTTCGTTCTTCTTCGACATTCCCGGTGCAACTGCACGCGGGGCACTGTGGAAAATGTACACGGGCAAGATGGAAATCGACGCGAAGGAAAAGCCGCCGACAAGCACGAAAAACTGGACAGGTCGCGAAGTTCGCAACTGTTGTCGGCTTGCACGTGACATGTCGATCAGCCTGAAGGACGCGTCAGCGTACATCGTGCCGGTCATTGAATCGGCGAAAGATCGTGTCGACGCGATGCGTGAAGAAGCGAACGGGTGCTTCTTGGATGCGGATCGTTCAGGCAAGTACAGCTTGACGGGCAAGTACAGCTTGACGGGCAAGAAGGCATCGGCAAGTGCGAAGCAGTCACGCGAAATAAGTCTTGACAACTGATGTTCAGTCAATTGAAGATCACCGTGATGACAGGTCAAGTCGTCCTGAATTTCAACATTCGGGGCGACGCTGATCTGTTTCCTGTCGACACAGAAGCGACAGGCAGGCAACTGAACCAGACGTACAACACGAAGCGGTTCATCCGACCGGAAGTGTACACGCTGGCAGAAAGGACAATTGAAGAACGCGTGCGTGCGGGCGTCAGAATCCGTGCAGCGTGCGAACGATGGAATTCGACACACGTGTCATCAATCCCGAAAAACCGCTTCAGAAGCCGAATACGGCGACGACAAGCGACGTGAAGATCACATCAACAGACAAGCAACGGACATTCGATGTCTTTTAACTTTCAACGAATCGAAGGCGGGCATGTGCGTGTCGTGCGATGCAGAACCATTGACGGGCATTTTATTCCCGGGTGCTTGGGTTCGTCGTTGCCGTGTGACGGGTGCGGACTGTGTTGCAAGTCATTGATCGTGGAAATCTTTCAGTCTGACGTTGATCGTGAGCCCAAGTTGCTGCCAGTTGTCCAGCCA